GGTTCCGTAGCTCAGCTGGATAGAGCAACGCCCTTCTAAGGCGTGGGTCTTGCGTTCGAATCGCAACGGAATCACTTTGAAAAGAGAGCCTAATTTACTGATAATTACAGTGTTTTAGTCTCTCTTTTTCTTTTTCCCTACCTCTCAGAAGGTTTAAAAAAAAGAGTTTTCAGTCTAAATTTGGACCGAAATACTTGTTGAAAACTTGTTTTCACTTTTTTAAACCGAAATCATGGCAACAATCAAATTAGTTATATTACCTCATGCTGTTCTGAAAAATGGAACACATAGAATTCGTATCGCTGTGAATCATCAGGGTATTACACGATACATACCGACACGATTTAAAGTTGAAGCCCTCACGCAGTTCAAAGACGGTCAAGTGCTTAATCGGCCAGATGCTCATACTTTGAACATCAAACTCCGGAATCTTCTGAATGACTACGAAGAAAGGCTATATAATATACCATCTCTTCAACTATACTCTTGTACCCAATTAAAAGAAATCCTTCACAATGGAACCACTATAGATAAGCCCTCAACCTTTCAAGCGGTAGCCACTGAATACATAGAGGAGCTGAGGCAAGATAAACGGGATAACTATGCTATCCTTCTGGAAAGGAACTGCAGATACTTCACAAACTTCTGTAAGGGTGATATCCTTCTTTCATCTATAACCCCCTACATAATCCAAAATTATGTCCGCTATCTTAAAAAGAACTACCGGATGAATGATACAACAATAGACATGTTCATCAGCCGGACCAGGACAATCATAAACCGGGCAAGGAAACAGAATCTTGTGCATTATGATATTATCCCTACCTCCGTACATAAGATTCAATCTCCACCAGAGCGAGAACTTGACATCACGATCCAAGAAATCATCACGATCCGGGATTCATCACCGGAAGAAAGGAAACTTATTGTTGCCCGTGATGTCTTTATGTTATCTTACTATCTGGGTGGCGCCAATCTAATAGACATCCTTTCCTACGACTTCCGGAATACTTCTCGTTTTGAGTATGTGAGAACCAAAAGCCGTAATACGAAGACGGGAGATAAACGAATTTCTCTTACCATACCTTCGGAAGCGGAGCCGATAATTGAACGATGGGTAAATAAGAATACAGGAAAGCTGGACTTTGGATATCGTTTTTCATATTCTAACTTCTCCAGATACATGAACCGGAGTGTAAAGTCTCTGGCCGAATCACTCCATATCAAACACAAGGTTACATATTATTCTGCCAGAAAGAGCTTTGTACAGCATGGCTTTGAGCTAGGTATTCCTTTGGAAATTCTGGAATACTGCATAGGGCAATCCATGAAGAAGAATCGGCCCATCTTCAACTACCTTCGAATCATGCGAGATCATGCAGACAAAGCAATACGTACTATACTTGATAATCTAAAGCAATAGAAAAAAGGCAGCTTATTCGGCTGCCTCTTCTATAATCTTTATTCCCTTTTCTTTGGCCAACTTTATTATTGCCTCACATATAAAATCAGTTTTATTAGGAACTTGTTCCAATACTGAACAGACCGCTTTATCTGCATTGAATCCATAAGTTTTCAATGTCTTTTTTTTCCGTCCTGAACCATGCCTGGCTCCCCCCCATTTTTTTTTGTTTAATTCATCCATAATATTTATCTTTGTATAAAATCTAATCGGTTGGGGAGGTTTCCCTCCCCGTGGATTTTAGAGTGCTATCTCGAAGCTAACTCTTACTTTCCAGATTCTAAATGAAATTCTGAGGCTCATAATAGAATACCGATTAGGTTTTCTTCTTGCTTTCTCGGTGAAGAGGATTAACCCAGTAACCACTTCTCTGATTACACGTTAAAGATAACTATTATTTTGAAAACAAACAAATGAAATCAATTTTGTTTTCAAAAAACATCCGATTTACCACATAAATAAGTTATAGCTTATTCCGGCTCCCGCATAAAACCCACCCGGATAACCATAACCGACTTGCAAGCCCAACCCCCAACGCTTCTTCTTAGGTGTGATGGTATGGTAAATGTCATTCGTCACCGTTCGATACACAGTTCGTGGAAATACCATCAAACTATCCAATCTCGGCCGATATCCGCTTACCCATGCCCGGTAAAGACTATCCTCATAATAAGCCTGTTCACGATAAACAACAGTGTCACCAATGCGAATAGTATCTGTTAGCTGGAAAACTAACAGAGGCGCCATAGGTGGAGAGATAAGTAGCGTATCAACCTTTACGACGGTCTTTACCTTCGTCTCGATACGTATTTCTGCCGGGAGAGGCTCGTGCGGACGGAACCAAGTCGCCACACAAGCCACAGCCAGCAATACAACTAATATCCAAGGTAGCTTTTTCATAATGCTTTCACCTCTCTCCGGTTCCCTTCTTTCCGATAAGACACATGTACCCATGAGAAATGTTTCTCGTCAATCAACTGATCGAAGGGAAGACCAAGTTCCTGAATCAGATAGAACAACCTCTTGTTCTCCTTTGGGCTTCCTCCGGTTATGTCTGCCGCCCGTCCTGTCATGTGGTCGCTGGTGGCAGAACCTTTCACCGCCTTGTTGAGTGCCAGGCAACGGAAACCACTGTTAACCCGTATAGGCTTGCCGTATACCTCCCGCAACGGGTCAAGCACATTATCTACTAATGCAGTCATATTGGCTACATGTTCTTTCTTACACCGATTATCAATACCCAGCCGGTCGGCTGTATCTGATTTGCAGAGTTCAGCGATTGTAAAATACTTCATTTTTCTTCCTCCTTATCAATTTCGTTTTCGATTCTTTCAATAACCCCCTGTACGTGCGAGGGCATCGCACGCTTGAACTCAAACCTAATCAAATGGTAGATTATCCGGAAAGCCTTGTTCTTCGGGTATGCTATAATCAAGTTCTTGAATGCGTTCTGTAAATATACGTATGAGAAGACGTACGTAATAGTCTTTATCACAATGAGAGCACTTTCACCATCACCTATTGAATCCATGAAAACGAACACCACCTCAATAATAACCAGATACAAAAGCAGCTCTGCCAAGGCGTTTTTGAATTTGCCCCACTTGAAGTTTTTGCACCTCACTATACTCACGCCATCGGCACGCATACCGCACCAGATATTAAAGGCAAACATGATTGCCAAAGCTATCAGAAAGCCCTTAGTCGGCGTCAGATAAGCCAGTATTGAGCTAAACAGCGACACGCATATCACGCGAATCTGGTCTAATGTAAATAATCTGTCCATTCCTTTTTTCTATCTAAATATTAATACTACTCATGATACTGCAAGAATCGAATGAATCCCATCCAAGACCTTGTGTCGTAACCCCCTATATTGAATAGACACATCTTCTTCTTTGGCTGCAAGTGCTACCCCTTCCTCTATTATATCCAGCAATACAGAAGGATAAGATACGTTATCAATGATGCATTCATACACCTCTTCGAAGTCAGAAGCTATCGGATTATCACCTAATAAGATCAACAATTCCCGCATTTTTTTCCTAATCGTAAATCCATCTATTGTTTTCATATGCAATACGCTTACCTACACAGCATTAGGTCATTAATCTATATCTTCTCAATCTCTATTATATTAACAGGATATCTATGTGTACCTATTCCTCCCTCTCTTCTTCCCCAGCGTAATAAGAATGAATTATCTACTGTAACTTCCTGCTCAATCCATTGCGTTAAGTTGTTTCTAATGTCATAACCTTCGGGGAATGTGAAATCAGTAGCGGTATCTCCGACAACTATCTGATATTTGGCTGTAGCCGTCAAAGATGTATCGGTACTCTTCAAAGAGTTGTACAGTCGTATCTTATACCTGCCGGGCAATAATCCAGATATTAATGCTTCGCAATAGGTCGTAAAATCTTCTTCTGTGCCGGTACGCATGATTAAGACATTTTTTTCGAGAACAGCATCGGGATATACACCACTGTCATCGCCTGTTATAGCTCCCGACATACCTCCGGAAGCGGATGTTGCAATACCATTGGCATTATTCTTCAATATCGTACCTCCGTCCGTTCCGTCACTCCATTTCCATGTACTTGCCACGGTCGAGTAGTTCACCTTGTTAATCTTCAACTCTTCATCAAAGATTATGGACTGGTTGTTTATTTCTGATTTTATCCAACCTATCGAAATAACAGCTTTATGAGCAGCTTCTTCAGCTATTGTGATGATGGCACTCTTTATCGCTGTTATATTCCCTTCTACATCTTGTAGCTGTCCATATAGTACTTTATCACCTGTAGATGCAAATGTATAAGTGATATTACCAGAGTAATCTTTCCAATCTATACCTGGAAGATTTGCTACTTCGCCAACGCGATACTTTATCGGAGAATATGATCCTGAATAATTGAAAGTCACCGCTACAGTCTTGTTATTAGCCGCCGAAAGTGTAATGCTATCAAGGGTAAGTGGAACTGATTCGTCGGAGATGCTTGTGTCTTTATATATCCCCATCAGTGGGCCGCTATGATGTACCAGATTGTACCATCTCTTATATCCTCTCATATCATAATCAGAAAGAGCATTATTCCCAGCAGACACAAGCATTGAGTTATAGTTAGGTTGATAGTCATAGTTAGCACTATCTGCTACTTTCAGGTAATTATCCAATACGTCGTATTCTTCATTGTTTTGTATAAACACATTCCCAGAACCAGTAAAGTAGCCCGGTAATTCAGTGTCTCCCTCGGACGTAATAAAGACATTATCATTCATTGAGAAATTCGTGTAGGAGATATTACCAGCAATCGTAGCAATAATTCTTCCCTTAATTATATTATTGTAAATACTGAACACAAGATCATTATCCATTTGAACCGTGTTATCATCACTCCACTTTGTCCACGAAAATGCAAGACTATCCTTGCCAGCAATTAGAATGTTGTTGTACATTTCCAGCTTAGACATAAACGGAAAGATAATACCGATAGACGAATAATTGTCCCACACTTTACAGTTATAAACCTTACCATCCATTGTACAAGAGAAAGTATTTGCCTGGTTAACTTCCTGCTTGAAGCAGCATTGTTCAATATCAAGATAGCAGACTTCCGTTGAAACGGAATTATTGATCTGAACCGGGTCAAATCCTGTATGGAAGAACTTACATCTGTATAGCCGCAAACCACGCAGTAAGTGAGGCTGATAACCACCAGCAAGTGTTCCAGTACCGTAATAGCCGATGTATACACCTTCACCGGCTGTATTCTGAAAAGTACAGTGATGGATTTTTAGGTTTGTCATTTCCCAACCATTTTCCCGCCAGAACCACGGATTACCGGCATTCGGGTCAGTCTTGGCGGATATTCCAGCAAAACCAGCATCATCCACATCACAACCGAACATTTCCCAATCGGAGGTTCCGCCAACGAGAAATATACAAGTATTATATACACTGCCTGAAAGCGGGGTAAACTTAATGCTCGTATTGTGATAGCCACGACCGTCAAACACTATATTTCTCAGATTATTGGATATACTCAACGCTCCATAATATCTCCAAACCCAATTCCAAACCTCTTTATTATCATGCGTGATGATAAGAGGCTGCTCGTAAGTAAAGTTAGGAGAACCGTTTTCGTTAGTAACATTTGCCTCCGTTATGCCCGTCGGAAGAAACCGACAAGCGTATGGCTCCGGTTCTTCCGGATCAAGTTTTAGGCACAACGTTGTGCCTGCCGGAAGAAGACCTATCTTCATACGCTCATAAGACGCAATGGCATCACCATGCGGCAATATAGCCTCCGCATAATTTAAGCCTGTGTCATTAACATTACGCCAAAGTCTAATTTCAAAAACTTTCTTTCCAGAATAGGTTGTCATAGAATCGTATGTTGATGACACTTCATATCCAGTACTTGTATCATCCGGCTTCGGACATAGTTTAGGAGTAATAGTAACAAGCTTATTTATTCTCTTTGTAAACGTAATGCCTGATGTTATATCTTTCACATCCACTTCTATATCATAGATACCACGGTCTGACGCTTCGGAAAAAGTTGTACTGTAACCATATTTATAGTCAATAGAAGGTCTACCAATTGAACTAAATGTCCTATTTATAACCGCTTCATTCTCTTTATAAGCTTTCACTGTTATCTCACAATCACCCGTATAGCCGTTTTTCAGAGCCACAGTCACCGTGCTTATATCTCCAACCCGAACTATTTCGTTGGAAGTCACATCGAAATATGGTAATACTTGCGGAATCATTGCATAAATCATCTTAGTTACCGCTGTTTCCGTAAGATAATTCCGTGCAATAAACTTCTGTTGCAATTCTCCGGCCGCACTAATCATTATCTCTTTGCTATCTTTCTGCAAGGTGAGTTTTCCGGCAGTGGTAACCGTATTGCCACCGCCATCTTGCGTTTGCCATTCAGAACTTTGCCCCCATTTAGTCGACGCATCAATCTTCACAGTCTGCCCCACCACCGGAAAGTAATTATCCGATATGGCAGACGCCTGTACCCGTCCTATTTGAACTTTCAATTTGCCTGTATATACCTCTTTTGCCATATTAGTCTACATTTATCGTGTATAACTCATCTTCTTGATATTCACCGTTAGCATCCAGCACAGGAGAAGTGTGCATAATACCGCTCTTGCCGAGAATTAAATCGGAATGCTGGCTACCAATAACAGAAAATACAACCAATTTCAACCTGTCCGGTGTATTGTGTTTCAATCGGAGAACACTATCCGCCAATGTCGAATACTGTGCTGTACTACCGAACACTTTTACTTCGCTATAATCTTCACCTGTATACCCTGTGACTTCCTGTGTCTCGTCGATGGCGATACCTGCAAGATTATAGCATCCGCGGGTATTCCCTGTACTTGCTTTCGCCTTATACTCAATGTCAGCATCTGGAAAATAAGACATATTAGAGTAGTATTCCAGACCTTCAATCAACTTATAAGAATCGCCTCCATTTTGCTTCTCAAGAAGTTTGGTTCCATCTTCAACCTTAATAGAATTAGCTTCGTATCCGGCCACTTGTAACTTAGCTACGTCGCGTCCGGTTGTCCAGTCAACAGTTATATAATCGCTCTCACCATCAGCATTTGGAGATACAACCAGACCTCGCATTGATTCATACAAGTTATTACCGGTATGCAGACTTTTAACCCGATTTATGATAAATCCATTGATACTATTAGTGCTCGTTCCGGTAGCATTGATAGCAATATTATTGTAGATGTACGCATCTTCTACTGTACCACCTTTTGTTATGTACTGCTCATAGAACTTTCCGCTCATGTAGCAAGTATTATTATTCATGCACAACCTGTCAATCTTGGCTGTACCCAAATTGATATACTCCTTCATCCAGCCACCGGCAGGCCCGTTCAACATCCCGACAAACAGGTTGCTATCAACAACGACTTCTTTCATACTTCCTAAAGAAGACATTGTGATAGCACGCCCTCCACCTCCCGACACCTCATTGCGAAGGAAATAAAATCTATCTACATTACTCAATTCAAAATAATTCTCCCGAACATCTCCTGACATCTTGTTATCCTCAACATTCAACGTATAACAATTTTTGAGAGTCATAATCGAAGGATGAGCCACAACGCCCAGAGAGTAATCTACACTGATCGTGTTCTTGATAAGGGAAACATACTGGCAATTGGTAAGTTTCATACAATTGCCATAATCATTGCTAATATCACAGCCCAACAGTGTAAGGTTCTCACTGTATTTACTTCCTATTGTTCTCCATGCTTTTTTTGTCAAGTCGGACGGATATACTCCATTGAAACAGCATTTATAAGCCATCAGGTTTCGGGCATTGCGGCTTGCACTTCCAACAAAATTCAAGGCGTACAACTCACTGGGAGAATAGGCACCTGCATAATTCGCACAATTCACAAAGGAGATATTGCGCAACAACACATTATTCACCTCTTTAAATTGTAATCCGCCAAGCGACTTTCCGTCATACACAAGCCTGTCCGCACCATCAATGATAAGGCAACAGATAGATTTCTCATTCCACTTTGACAGTTCGGCAATCCACATTCCACTCAAACGTTTTTCAGTGGCGGGTTTAATGCAGGTTAAAGTTATATTCTGCGTCAGACCGTTCGGATATGCGGTTTTAATCGCATCAACCGCAGATTGGGTTGAAGAGTAATAAACGTTAGGCAAATCGTTACGGACAAGGAAATTAGTCGGATTCTCTTCTACTATTTCCATGACAACATACATTGTATGTTCTTCCTGTACATTCTCAAAGCTAAAGCTATTAATATTTCCTTTCGATACATTATCCACCATGAGGGACTGAACTTGATATCCATCCTTGGCGACAATATTAACAGTAACAGTCCCAGCCACTGGAACTACTACTGTATATTGGCTCTTATCTGCATTTACTGAAACGCTTCCATCTCCAGAAGTTGTAACTGAGCATTTCCCTATTGAAGAAACATCAATGCTGACTACGATTGTATGATCATTTCCACCGCCACGCGCTTTTATGACCTTATTTTCTTCATCCCAATAGATAGTAGCATTATCAATATGCTTTCGGAGCTTACTTATAAACTCATCCGTCCATTCTTCCCAACCTTCATCAATACGCGAACGAATATATGTACTATCAAATTCATACCGTACCTGCAATATACTACCATTATCCGATACAACTAAGATACCATTAACTTCTCCAGTACCATCTTGTAGGGAATAAGTATAATATCCAGGTGTGGTCACGTTATCAAAATCTGGTTCAACTATACTGCCAAGATTAACGAATTGATTTGATGGCTCCAACCCAGCAATCAACTGCTCAACAATCCCGACAAGAGTACGTCCAATCCTTTCAGCCGTATTTTCGCCCCAATTCGTTTCATTACGAATCAGTGCAGATAATTCTTTTAATATGCGAAGTGTATCCATTAATCTCCTATATCAATAATTCGAACTCGTGAACCTCTAACAGGCTTAACCTTTACATCATCCCATGTTTTTAGGTATTCCAATGAACCAGATAAATAGCTTTCAGCTACGTTCATCAGATCATTGTACCGGTTTATCCGATTTTTATCATTCATACGTGCAGCATATTCATCCTGAGGTTGTAGAAATCCTGCTCTTGAAAGCATCGAACCGTCATTCTTAGCCATTTTTGCGTAAACGAAATATGCTAAAGCGTAACGAATCCCCTTAAAAACGTGCTTTTTCTGGGCTTTATCGACATATTCACCGCCCTCCAATAAGAGCGACAGGTTCTCATCCAAATCTTCGCCTACAAGCCTTAGAAAGATATCCGAACCTACCGCCGGAATAATAAACAATTGTTCACACTCTTCAATGAATGTGTCTACCTCTTCCTCATCCACATGCTTGGAAGCTATTCTTGTATACCTTGACCAATTATCAGCTGTTAATAGATGTTTCATTTGAATTAATATATTTAAGTGAACGTAATCCGAAATCAAATGATAGGTTTGCAACCTCATACCAATGCTTAAAGATCATATCAAAGGCTCTTTCAACGAATCTCTGTTCGATTGTCACCTCACCGGCATAATATTCATAAGCATCTCGCATAACATTCCCAGAGAATCCAAGCTTACCCATACGAATAGAATAGAATAACTCTTGATGAAACTGGGCATATATCCGTTCTACTGTACTTTCATCCGTTACAGTAAAGTCTTTATCATAATTCTTTGTCGGGAAAGCAACAACTTTGGGTTCATCTTCATCATCTTCCAACTCCACTAGAAGAATCTTATTTCCGTTGGTATCTCCCTGGAACTTTTTCAAATCTTCTGGTGCAATCATCTTTCTGTCGATTTCATTTCCATCCTTATCAAACGATGGAACTCCCTTCTTAGCGATAATCATACATGAGACGAGGAAATTATTGCGGACATTCCTATTTTTGACATTCGACAATCCCTCATCTGTACTCATCTCCGTAACCACTGGATCATAAATTGGAGTAGGGTAGACACCTGGCCCATCCAATGATACCCAAAGAACTTGTCCTTCATATTGATCTATTCCTCCGGCAGCTTCTACTTGTGACAGTACGACATCCGGATTAGGATTGAAAACACATATTTTTTTCACGGAATCTTTCGTTACCATGATCGCTTTTCCATTACGTGTTTTTTTACCCTTCCAATCTGGATGTATTAGAATATGCCCTATATATCCATTCTCATCTTCTTCCTCTAACCTGCAATTTTCAAAAGGGATATGTTGTACTTCTACGATCTGACAGAATACATTATAATTCACATGAAGAGCGAACCCCTTAAATCTCGCTATATCTTCACAGACATTATGCAGAATAGTATCTGCTGTGTCCCCCTTTTTATTCAAAACATACTCAGAGAAATTTGTATCCTTGAATCCAAAACCCTCTATGAACTTCGCATATCTGTTAAGACAAAGCTTTGCAGTACCGGATGCAGACGTTATGGCAAGAAGGTTCTGCGGATATAAATTATCCTCACCATAGGTCTGCATCTTAAACTGTTGGGAGTAACTAACGCCTACACGGCTCTCTGGCTTTTTTGCTGTTTTTACGTTCATACATTACTCCTCTGATTTTTCATCATCATCTTCAACCTTATCCGCTTTCTCTGAAGCTGCTTTCAAATACGACTCTAACAGCTTATTGGTGAGCTTCTTTTCTCCCAATAGATACCCCTTGTAATCTTCCCTGATCTGCTTTTTGGTAACACCTTCTTTCAGCTTTTCAGCGATTTCGGACACAAGTTCTTCATTCAAATCTTCCGGAACAATCTTACCTATTCGTTCCTCCCAATTATCTGGCTTTTGACCAAACATCTGAATCTGTTTCGGGAACTTCTTCAAATAATTCTCCGCAGCTTCATCCGTCAGGTTAGCATTGGTATATATTTTCCCACTCTCAAAATCCTGTATGATAACTCCAGCCAATAGGCTATATGCACATTTCTCTTTCATCTTCTTTTCTCGTTTTAAATAATTACATACTTCTATCAAAGCATCACGATAGCAATCATTGCAATTGGTTCGCTTGAAATCCTTTCTCAGCACTTCAACATAGAGCTTCACAATGCTCTCTTTATCCGATGCAGAAAACCCGGTATCAAACCGGGCTCTCAATTCATTGGCCAACTGTAAAGCCTCCTGGTACATCATGCTGCCGCAGTTTTCAAAGTCTCAAACTGTGTTCCTGTAGTTTCTGCATCAGTATTGAAATAGAACATTGCAGCTTTCGGGGAACCAGTCTCTTTCAGGGTAATCAACCAACCGCCATCCGTATCTTCTGAATACTTATCATTTTCGCCTGTCTCCACAGATAAGCCCTGATAATAACCATAGACCTGATATTCTGACTTTCCGTCTACTCCCTTGTGCTTATTCTTCAAAATCACGACAAAAGAACCATTGGCTAACCCTTCAATCACATTCTCACAGACCTCTGGGCCATTATCAAGAACTACAATAGGAAGCTCACTATCCCATTTATTCTTGTAAGTACCTTTCGACAAAGACGTTTTTGTACCAGTGAAAGGAGTTGATCCAGGACATGCAACTGAATATCCTTTCATTCCCTTTTTCAGAACGAGTGTTTTAATCACATTCTTCGTATCACCGAATACTGTCTTCGCAAAATCAACATGTTTGCGGTTGATGATAATGCCATCCTCCTCAAAACCCTTCGTTACGATATTATCACAATCTACGATAATATCAGCTTTCAATAAGCTCTCACAAATTCCTGCCATATCTCTATTAATAAGCTGCGTGGAACATATCATCTTCAAGCAAGGAAGTGCCCATCTTACCTTGTGCATAGATGTAATTACGTCTCTCTTTCCTTTCAAACCAAACATCGAGGTCTGAGATCAGGGCATCTTGATCTGTACCTACCATGAACTGTTTGACATTGCCGAATACCATACGATAAGGCAGATTTAATTTTGTACCGCTATTTTCATAGGCACTGATAAATCTGTCCCAAATGGAGATACGGGCAATATTCACTCCATCATACTTTGCGACGTCGAATCCATCAAAGATCGTGGTCCACTCCATTTGTTCATGGTATGTCTTCTTCACATCCCAGTGCAAGGCATCAGCCATGTACTTGGTCATCATAATCATAGAACCAGAATCAGCGGTGACACGGCTATCTGCATCCATTAACATCGTGTCTACTATTCCAGTAGCAACTCCCTGAACCAACATTGCAGCTTTCTGTTCCGCAAACGTGGTTTTAGCATTGGCGGCAATAGCCGTAAGTTGTTTTGCATTTGCAGCACATTGGGCAAAGATTCTCTTAAACAGACCATCACAAGTAGTAAAGAGTTCCTTCTTCACATCATCAGTCAATACACCACCATCTGTAATGTGTTTTGCATCCTTGTTACCGAACCAGCCAAATCGCCAGATCATTCTCATCATCTGTCTTTCCAATGCCGGGCGGATGATGTAGGTCATAAACTCCGTAGAGGTCAGATCACCAATCTCTGTACCTGTCTTCAACGTATATTCAGCAATAGTCCCATTCAACGCTTCATAACAAATCTTGATAGGGATATTCCAGCTACCCAACTCCCAACGTTTCTGGGAGTTCACAATACCAACCTCCTGATATACGGGGTCACATCCCCCACCTTCAACACCGACATCCTCCATATCACCGATAAAAGCTACCGGATCACCATTCTTCACCTTTTTCAAGGTGGTATACTTGTTGAAATCCTCATCCTGATTAATGGTAAGAGGAATCAACTCTTTCAAATCCTGCACATCTTTCGGGTTCACCGAGATGTTCTCAAAAAAATTAGCCATAGGTCAATTTACTTTTTCTTGTTATACACTCCTTCTTTTCTCTCACGAATCTCTCTCTGCATCGGAGTCTCTTCCGAACCTCTTTCAGCGCTTCTGCTGGCATTAGTTCCCGACACTGAACGTCCTTTCACTTTGAATGTACTGCAATTCTTAGCAAGCCATTTCTCGCCTCCAGCCATCTTTACAGCATTCAGAATTGCAAGTTCAGAATCACTCTTCGCTTTGGCATTCGAATCACCTAATTTCTCTTTCAATTCAGCATTCTCAGCTTCCAGATCAGATACTTTCTTTTCCAATTCGGCAATTTTCTGATCTTTTTCATCGCCATCTCCACCACCATCATCATCTCCAGAAGCCGCCGGTTTGATCTCTGTGATTGCACCATCAACTACCACGATAGTAGCACCATCGGGCATCACATGCTCACCATCAGGACTGGCCGCATCTCCAACCTGCGGTTCACCTTCATCTCTCTCAACCGTCAGCATTCCGCCATCGGCTGTGCTCAAATCCATACCTAAAGCCACGTCCTCAATCTTTGAGTAACCCAGCTTTCCCAGAAGCTTATCCAATAAGTTCTGTTTCACCTCAACATTTCCTGTTTTAGCCATATTATTAAAATTATTGTTATTAGAGCCCTTCTTAGCTGACGCTGGGGCTATTATTTCCGAAATAATACCTAATGCTTTAGCTTGATCTGTATCTATGAACTTATCTTCATTCATCAAAGCCTGCATCTCATCCCGATCACATTCACATCTTTCCACATAGAGGTCGAGCATCTTATCTTGTTCTTTCTGCAATCCTTCTGCGCTTTTCCTCAAATCTTCTGCTGTCAATGAGTCACCCAAAGCATAACTGGGAACCCACGGGTTATGCACACAGATGTTTGCGCTCTTATATGCCTTTCTCCGCTCTTTGGGTGCTGCCATCATTATGATAGTAGCCATTGATGCAACCTTTCCCTCGGCTATAGCTGAAATCTCTTTCCCTGATGCCCGCAACTTATCATAGATAGCCCAACCCTCGGAAACCGATCCACCATCACAGTGTAAGCGGATATCTACAGCGTTGTCTTTCTCATCCATCCCGGAAAGAAACTCATCAATATCCTTGAAACAGACTCCATCCATACCCATGCACCACTTCAGGAACTGTTTATCTTCCTCTGTAGTAATCTCATTATAAATCTTTAGAACTGCCATATCTTAACCTTTTAGGACAAAGTTAGGTACAACCAGAAGCGTAAACGAATTTCTCACCATTATACAACTATCATGCGCTGATAGCAAAAAAAAGAGGGATGCCCATCGACACCCCTCATAATCACAAATTACAGAAACATATTACACCTTCACAGGCTTGCTGAACTTATCAATTATCCTGTATACTGTAGCTTGCCCAACCGAATACTCGTCAACAAGAAACGCTACGATGTATGTCAATTTATGACCTTCCTTCTTCATCCGTAGATACTCACGGAATAACTCGATGTGCCTGACATCAGAAAGATTCACATTTGCATCATTCAGAACATTCATTGGTCCCTCATACACCTTTATCAAATCAAATACTGTCATACACTTCCAAGATTTTCAAGATACTTCACTCTATTAGATACAGTTGTGTACTCTTCCACAGATAGAACAGGAGGCGGCGCCATACCCATTCCTTTTGCCACAGCTTTAGCAAGCATATCCTCACCCAATGCCTGATTAGTCGTTGCAGTCACATTGATTGGTATTCCGCCTCCCATCTGATTAAAGGCTGATAACATAGGGGAGAACATAGAAGTTGCAGCTGCCGTCAGAACAGATTCGCCATTAGAAAGCATTGCAGGAATTGAGTCACTCGTACCGGAACCTGGACCAACTACCGAACCACCCTGAGCGAATTTTGCACTCTTCACTGTCTTGGTAGCTGTGGCAATATTTGCCAGAACCGTTGCAATAGTGGTTGCAATAGCTGCCATATTACCAGGGAACGGAACACTTTGAGCTTGTGCAACACCTGCAGCAATAGCCTTTCCCGTATTTACAGCAATCTCTCCCAAAGCAAGAACCTTTGACAGCTTGGCGAAAGTCGTATTCTTTTCACCCAACGTTTCAGTTAATGATCCTAATCCTCCAACTATGCTTTCTACTGCCTGATACTTCGTCTGTTCAATCTCTACCTCTTTATCAGTAAGTGATTGCTTAGAATTATTGTACTCGTTTTGCACCTGCAACTTACGAAGATTGAAAGCCTGAATACTTTCACCTTCAAGTTGCTGCATAGACTCCAATTCGACCCGCTTCTGTTCCATCTTCAACTGGAGAACTTGTACCTCATCATTTCCAGCGGCCGCAATCTTCGTCTCAAATTCCAACTTCAAAGCATCTTGCTGTTTCTTGATTACGGAATTATTATGCGATTCCATCAACTCATCATTGAGCAGGTTATACTTCTGACGAATAGCCAACTTGGTAGCTTCCCTTTCTTCAACCGATGCAATTTCAGAATCAGCCGCTGCAAGTTCCGCCTCTTCTTGTTTCATCAGTTGCTGTATCTTCAACTGATATTCAGCTTCGGAACCTTTCTTCACAGTCTGCAATAAGAGAGCTATTCGCTTCTCTTCCTTTTCGATGCTCTTCCGTACCTCTTCATCCGATAATTTCTGTAATTCATTGACCTTTTCCTGTTCCTTTGCCTTAATTACCTGACGGATGGCATCCTTCGCTTTCTGCGTGAGATTCTTTTCCTCTGTAAGCTTCTTCTTTAAATCCTCAATCTCTCTGTCATAAGACAAGGTGATCTGTCGCCTTTGCTTCTCTATGCCGTCTTTAATGAGAGATAGCATTGCATCCTCTGCCTGCCGGATAGCTTCTGTTTCTTTCTGAGCTCTTTCCTTACGAATAGTCACTGCCTCTTCTGCAGCTTTCTTGGCAGCGTCCGCTTTTGTCTTTTCCTCTGTGATAATCTGATTATTCAACTCTGATCTCTGGGCATTCATCTCACGAATCTTATTGTTATAATCAACATCGGCACGAATCACAGCGGCTTTCGCTTCGGCCAGTTTATTATTCATCTCTGCATCATTCTCTGCAAGGGAAGCCTCTAACTCAAGATTCTTCAAATTAAGCTCAGCAATATTCTTCTTCTCATCCGCTTGCTCTCTTTCCAACCTGATAGCTTCTTCAAGAGCATCCTTTCGCTGCTTGGCTGTATAATTCTCCTTATCTGTAACCTTGGCTCTCAATTCAGATATAGCCTTTTCCCTCTCTGCACTCTTCACTATCTCAGCTCGTGTTCTCTTTTCAAACTCGATCTGAGATTTCTGTAACTCAACTCTTTCCTGAATCTTCTGATTTTGTTCCTGGAACGCATCACCCAAAAGAGGAATACTCTCGCACATCTTCCCAATCCATCCAAGCAACTTTCCGCCAGTCTCTATAACGGTGAGTATACCGGAAGCCAATCCCGTGATGAGGTTTGAGATGAAATCCAATGCTACACCCAGAGGAGCCATTGCTACTTTCCAACGATTCATATTCTCCTCACTACCTTTAATTCCCTTCACCAATATAGAAATGGCTACCGCAATCGAAGCGAGAAACGCAATGATAGGATTAGCCATCAGGGCAAGAAACTGTTTACCCAACATCTGAGCTCCTGTTTTTGCTAATACAAAACCATTCCGAACACTCCCCAACTGCTTAACCATATTCGCTGCAGTCATAGCCCACGGATTCCCGGCTGTAACAAATCCCAGAACAGAACTATTCAAATTACCAGATTCTTCCTCTGCGAAGTTAAGTGAAAGCTGTAATTCATCTAATTTCTTTTTTGCCTTCTCTGTGGATTCCACATGTTCACCTTCTGTTTTGACTAATTCTTGATACTTTTTATTGGCTTCCTCAACCTGCTTTCTCAACCCTGAAAGTGCATCACCTACTGACTTCTCATAATTACCGACATTCCGATAGAACCTTTGTGTTTCCGCTTCCGCTTCCTTTAATTGCAGAGTAATATCATTAATATGCTCTCTTATCTTTTGTCCTTCTGCACCCTCTCTTTCCGCCTTAGACAATTCGTCATAGGCTTTTGTTGAGTTAGAAAGTTCAGCCCTCAATGATTTCAAAGAACCCTCTTTCTCTTGCTGCGTTTTAAGGTTATTCCGAGTCTCTTTCTCCAATGCGCGTATCGAATCTTGAGCCTCTTTCATCTCTGCTTTATTCTGAGCTAAGGCTGCCCGATACTCCAATCCATGCTCCGTGTCTTTCTTCATCTCTTCTCGAAGCCTTTTTTGTGTAGCCGTTAATTCATCAACTTTCTTTTGATACTCCAATATACCAACAATAGCATCTCCATATTTTACCTTGATACTCAATATCCTTTCATCTTCATTATTCGCCATAACCTACACCTCCAACTGTAATAATTTACACTCACAAACTCCCGTATCTTCCGCTTTCACAGAGATCAGGGCGTAATATCTTCCATATTGTCCCAGATATACCGGAACCGTTACATCCAACTCTTTCAAATCAATATCACTGATCTCAATTTTTTCCGTGATGATAACCGGATTTCGGACCATTTCTTGGTATGTTTGATAATTCTGATTTATCAGAGTCATCCAATCAAGCCCAATAAACACTCCTTTAGATTTTCCATTATCATCTTGTTCAAGTAAAATACGTGGTTCTACTGTTTCGTACTCCAGTTCCCCAGATACATCATAAGTATAAATCGGAACGCTGGCAATTCCACCACGAGTATCACTTGCAGCAAAAGGCATCATAATCGTATCCTTCTCTAAATCGAGGGTATTGTTTTCGACAATAATAACCCCATTGAATAATCCTACTACAGTCTCATCTTCCTTCCATTTCAGCCGATTGTTCTGAGCGAAATTATCGAGTATATATGACATTTTATTAGGCTTATTATCCTGATATGATGCAACTACTTTTTTCGTCCAATTTTTCGCCCTCGATTTATTATTTTTAATTATATCAATAGATACGAATGATAGTTGATTTTCTTCCTCTGAGGCTATGGCAAACAAGCCACAGATATAACAAAGAGACTTGATGAAATCTATCATCTTGATCTTAGGAAGATTTTCAGCTATAGAGAATTTATCTCCTACTTGGATTTCTTTGGGCTTCATTGAAAAAACAACCGAATTGCTTTCTATTCTATTCACATTTGCCCACCCTTGTCGAATCCCTATCGTGAAGAAATACCCTTTCTGAATGTCAATTTCATAGGGTATATTGTAATGATAGGGATATTCATCATCAATAATTGTATAGGGGAGATATTGATAATTCTCATCTATCCACGATTCCCCATATAAAAGGACCAGATTATCATTTTTACTCTTGAAATTGGGGGTTATAACCATCGTTCCGTCAGCAAGTACTTTAATAGATCGAACTATAATACTACTTCCCGTTGCGAAATTATATTGGAATGCTTCTCCAAATTTAGGCCCTTCCTCTTTTTTATTCCAAAACAATAGGGAATCTTGCGATCCAGCGATGTCAACTTTACAATAACGTTCCTGCTGATTTGCATATCCTCCATTTCGATACAAACAAGGAATAATCAACTTAGATATTACCTGTCTTTTTTCCTCTGGCCACCTAAATGTTAATCCATAACCTGCTTGAATACGTTCTACAATATGGGATGCACGTACGGAAGGATGGTAAGTCACTGCCGTTTCTTCTTCTTTAAAACCGAAATTTATCTTTGAAACAATTACTCCCGAATTCTTTTCATAATCACTTATTGCAATGTTCGAATCCCATTGCACATAATCCTCAGAAAAAAGTTCATTCAAGGTTTTTCCTTCCCCTATGAGATTACTCAATGATACGAAATTCCCCCATGTTAACGCTACTTCTATTACTTCTGAAATAGATAATACTACAGCCTTACCATTGGGTATAATCTCAACTCCATTCCTGATATACCTTGCTTCATGGTATTTTCTCGGATAATCCGTACTGCATGCCGGCAAATCTGCATGCTTAATAACCCTCTGATTCCTGACCGTCTTAGGTAACTTGATCGTATAGCTATTATTGCTTACGATCTTACTGAGGTCGGTGAACAAATTACTCTTATAGTTCAACGTAATCTTTGTACTATCATCCAAATCCACCAATTCCCCATCAATAAACAATAAATCATTTCTCATAAGCTTTGTACTCTTGTTTCAGGTAAAATAATAGCGGCAACAAAATCCTGCAGAACAGCCCGAGTTTTCGTGTATGTCCCAACAGATACATTAATTCCCATCCATCGGTCTATCTCATCAGGACCGAACCCCATATACATGTCAATGATAGGAGAGAGTGCAAGCTGGAAAAGAAAATCATACGTATCACTATCCACAAGCGGGGCACATATATTCAAAGTATTACTTCCTGTCTTCCTCTGTTGTCTTCCACTTCCTCCATGATAACCATTCACATAATTGTAATCAGTCATATTGTTCCGGATGAACTCTCCTTCATCCGCTACCTGCTGACTTTCATCTCCCTTACAAAAAAGCCAATAACAATAAAATCCATGCCTGTTTATCCAACGCAGATAAATGCCCTCCTTGCAATCATCCATTATCAGTTTTACCCTTGATGGGGCATTCAGAGCTTTATGGAAGGTATAATCAAATGTATAATCAAATACACTCGAATCATCCTTTTTTCCTGGAACCTCAATAACTACATCATTCGCTTTTGCCAATTCAAGCACAATATTCCACACCTTCTGTTCCGGTAACTTATAAGATGCCGTTTGCTTTCCGTTGACAATGACATTAGCAATATCCTCACCAGATGAATACATACCAACCGTGAAAGGCAAGTTCTTAAAACAAACTAGTGTTCTCTCACCATTATACCTTTCACCAATCTTCATTGCTCCCCAAATGACAAATGTTTCAAACTGGAAGTCACCTTCTGTTGAGCCATCTGCCGCATACAGAATCAATATAATCCTGAATAACCTTCCTACCTTGCTATCTTTGGCACCAGCTTCTGAATAATCTACCTCCTTGAAATCAACCGAATCAAAGGCAGATTGCATATAGAAAGAGGCATCGAAGAAACAAGAAGAACTAAACATAGCACGCTTTTCCGTATGAGTGTTCCCTGTCGCCACATCTATCACGGCCATCCCTATACTTGCTCCAGTATATCCAGATACATTTATAACTACCGGATTGAAACAAAATGATATTTCATCCGGATACTCTACGGTTATACCGCTAATCACTTCCTTCCTCATTGATACTATTAATGTTTATTGATTCTACGTCCTTAGCGAATACCGTCATTATACGATCAAGAATATTCTCAACCGTCTTCGGTATCTCATTTGAATAAATATCATCACGTCCTCCATTTCGGAACAGGTTTGTACCTTCTTTCCTGATACGATACGCAATCGCTCCGGCCAGGCTTAGATCGCCTCTTTCCTGTGGAGTATACTTTGGCTTCCATCTGGTACTGGGCTTCCGAATATACGGAACAGGGGAAGCACTGATTCCCTTATCCTTCATCCATTTCAATATCACGAACCGGAATCCTCTCGGTACCGGCCCGGGCTTTCTACCCGTCTCCAAGCTACCGAAATAAGCCCTGCCGAATAATACCCCACCTGTATCAGAAATTTGCTTCCTGATGCTCTGCATTGTCCACCCTGATGCCTTTTGCCCAGCTCGCAAATGATTGGCAATAACTCTCTGCATGAGCGAATCCAATTCATCACCGATTATCTCTAACTGTTTCTCTTTACTCATACGCAACTATAAGCCGACTCCCTCAACGACAATGGAACCCCTATACCAGATAATATATCAGACATCTTTTCCGTGATTACATCATAGGGGACGTCTCCCTCGACAGGTTCAAAATACCCTGATTTATTCACCTCTGAAACAAACTTCTTCGCCATGTCCTTCATTCGTGAATAAACTTCCTCGTTCTCATCTCCATCTGCATCTTTAGGTACCTTATCCATGAACACCACATAACAGTTTGGTTTATCCTTCACCCGTCCACGGCTGAACGTGAACACACCAGACACTGGCATCACGCAAATAATCGCAGGTAATGATACCTTAGATAATTTACGATCAATCGCTTTCCAATCATCGAACACATACGACATCCCGGGGAACTGTTCTCCCACGATCTCTTTTAATTTACTTTCTACTGTTTTCATCCTCATACACCTTCCTTAATCTTAGTTCATACTTTGCTTTCTCTGAATCAATCTGCAAACACTTATACACTCTCATCCAAGGGACAGCCATAACTTCCTCATGATCTCTTATTCCCATGCGTTGGGCATAATAATCCACCGTTCCAAATACCCCGAATCTGAGTAATTCAATACCTGCCTTTCTTTCTTTATCAGTAGGCTTCCGATTCGTCGAAGCAAAGAGTTTATTTATCCTCTCCATCTCCCTGGCAGCCCATGCCGCAAATCTGACTACCTCCGTCGCACTGGCTTCCATCACTTCCTCATCGCTCATTCCCATAACCACCCGTAGAGGCACTATGAACATGCTGCCTACCTCCTGAATACCTTGAAGCTCTATCACCTGACCGAAAGTTAGATCATTCAGATCATTCGGCACTACCTTTCCGCTAACAAACTTCGGTTTACTCAACGTCTCAAACTGAAACGGCTTTTCAAAATACCCATGATGCAGAATCCTGAACCACTCCGAAAACATCATCTTCTTTCTTTTTGTCAATACTTCACTCATGACCAACTCTCATTTTTCGATGTTAAAACTGACATTATGTAAACTCAATCGACCTCCATATAGGTAGCTTTCGCTCCACTTGAAACCCTGTGGGCACTCAACTTCTTCAAAGCTACATACCGGATAGCATCTATTCCGTGGTTCCAGACATCAATGGGGACATTCAACATAACCCCATTTTTGTCTACCTTCCATTTATATCTCTTCATCTCCTGGATAATACCTGTACTCCGTCGGGTTACATTGATCTTGTATCTCTGTAATATCTGGAGACCATTATTCACACTATCCGCACCTTTCGACGACGGCTCAACTCTGAATCCGAAACTATTGATCTCTGCAATACTCTTAGGTTCTGCGCAATCAGCTATCACCACATCACGCTTAGTTATCCCGTTAGACTTCATTATCTTAGCGATCATAGGGTTATCATATCCTGCCTCAAATAACAGTTCATCAATCCATAACTCACCATGTGCAAGTCTTAGATTCTCCAAGGCTGATGGGTCATTACTGAAACCGAAATCCAGACCATACCAGTTCCCCTTGCAATCCAATACCTCCGGCACCCGGTCCACTATACGGAATTCTGGGAAGATCAAACCTTTCAGCTTACCTGTCTTTCCACGGGCATATACTTTCCAAAGCTCATAATCCTCGATATTCTCTATCTTCTCATGCTCTTCTTTGGAAAGGAAAGGGTTACACCGATGATCAGATATGATTAGCTTCACATTATCCCGTCCTATTACGCTATCATGAACCCAGAATCGGGCGGAGGGGTTATAATCCAGAAAAACCTTTCGACGGGTACGCATGTCAAGTTGCCAATATATCCCGTAAACAATACCATCGCACTCGTTAATGAACAATACATCACGCTTACCGGACTTCGCATCCTGTTCATCCTTGAATGAAGTAAATTCCAATACAGAACCATTGATGCACCTTATCACTCTATCACTCTCATTGAGATACGGGAACCAAGCCTGTAAGATAGGGGAGCGGTTAAGAATAGTCTTCGCATCACGGTATGCACCCTTCTTTAAGTTGGGAATGTCTTGACCTACGATTGTAACCACAAGGTCAGGCTCATTCATAGCCATCTCGAAAAGAAGCTGCATGATTGAATAGGTCTTACCTGAGGATGTTCCTCCCTGATTGACTACCGTACGTTCTTTGGCTTCCTTATTAGCCATAAAGAGATCAGACACCTCAAATACCTCATTTTCGTTCATCATTCACCTCATCCTCTGAATTCGCAAACTTCGCCCCAGACTTCACATAATTCACCGTCACATTCGTTGCAACCTTTGATTCCACTTCATCTTTCGGCTTCTCACCTATAATATCTCGGATAGCATTGAATGCCTGAACATCTCCGGCAGCCGCTTTCTTGAAGACACCGACGACTGCCGCCATCTTGTTTGTCATATCTTCCGGACTGATGCCCATCTCTTCCATCAATTTCTTCGCCTTATCAGAATATATCGGTAACTCACCGAATATCTCACATAACTCACGCAACTTCTTTTTCTTCTTCTTAGCTTCTACTGATGCAAGTCCTCCTTTCCTTCCAGCCTCCACCGCTTGATCTCGGCTTACTTTACCTTTCTCAAATGGCTTTAAATTTTCGATTCTTTTCTCCTTTTTCATGTTCTTTCTCTCCATCCTTATACTTACTCATCCAACAAAAGAAAATCTCACAGAGCCTTTCAGATACCTTTTATCGGGATATGGATAATAGGATTGTAATCATCCAATTTCTTTTTCTTTGAACGTCCCTTGTTTGTTGTATCTAATTTCACAATATCAGAACCCCACTTCTGGCGTAGAGCTTCTATCTGTTGTTTCTCCCGCTCCCTGTTTCGATATGATGCACATCCTCCCTCATTCACCGACTGCTTGCATACATAATGGTAAGCGTTCACTCTCAATATCACTCTCTCCAGATTCAACTGCTGAAGTGTCATATCATAATCTTCCTTCAATGGCAGGGCTTCATCATAGAAACACCTGTTCCCCTTCATGAAGCACTGGAAGGGACCTAACACAGGGGAGACTGTAGAGAACGGGGATGCATGACGGTATCCCATTGCATCAGTGATAATATTCACTCCCCAGAATTTTGCTCCGATCTCTTCCGCGATGATCGAATACTTCTCCACGAACATCAAGAAATCATCTGTCTCAACTTTCTCTTTGATGTACCCGAATAAACTATCATCTTGCTTCACATATCGCTCCAGACGATACAAATCATCATCTACGATACAAACCACATCATAACCGGCTGCCAGCTCTTGGTGAAGGATATAATTTCTTATCCTCGCTACGTTGCCCTGAATACCTTTCGGACATGATATTATCTCTGCATCCGGATAATTCTTCCTGTACTCATCCGCTTCACTTTCATCTACCCAGACCTTACAGAATGGAAGATAAGACAGGGTTAGAACCTCACTCGCTCTTTTGTAACTCGGTGTGTTGACTGATATTCTCATTCTCTCCCTCCTTATGAATTAATAAATTATTGATCGCATTAGGCCCATACAATACTCGGCCAACTGCATACTTCTCCCGTCCTTTGGATATGGTTCCATCTGATCGGGTAGAAAGACACCTCACAGACTTCAAACCAAAGAGAGTCTTTGCCTGTAACCAATCTACTTCATTGTCGAAGTAGAGAACCAGGTAATTATGCTCTTCATTCAATACCTCCGTGAATGGTACATCTCCCTTTATCTCATCCGGCTCCGGCTTCTTCTCATATATTTCCAGACCGATACACCATTCTGTCAACTCATCAGCTTTCCAGTTCTCTGCAAGAATATCCAAGTCATTCTCGCCAAAAGCATTATTATCCTGAATGATATACTCCCTGAGTTTCTCCGGGGGAGTATCTTCCGGAAGAACCTTGCACAGCACGGTTTTATATCCCAGCTCCTTATATGCTTTCTTGCGCTGATTCCCGCCCAGGATTACATACTTTCCATTGAAAGGGTATACCTTTACCTCGCTGAGCTTTCTCATCTCTGGAGAGCGCTCAATGCTCATCTTCAACTCCTCAAACCGGCGTTTAGAAATCTTCCTCGGATTCTTCGGTACTCCGGGAATCTGACCTTTATTCTCCACCAATAAATCAATTGGCAATTCTTTGATCTCCACATTGAAATCTTCATCAATCTTCTTCATACTCATTTAGAATAAATTTAATTGTTCTGGTACTGGCGCCTTGATCTTCGGCACATAATCAAACTCTCTCACCTCAATTCCTAACTTCTCCATGAACCACTCCGCGACCAGGTGACGGTGACAGAATTTCTCCGGAGTCTCATAACACAATAATGCAATAGCCACCTTCTTGTCATTACGCACCATGATCTCCAAATCCTTGTACACCTTCATCGGGGAATTCATTCTCAGTATCTTGCTGAATTCCTTACGGTATTCATCTGAACTAAGCCCTAACATACCTCTTCTTGGGGCTAACTCTACATAGGTACGCCCGCCAAACCAACGTGGGGGGATAACAGTAATCGATACCGGAAGAATATTACTTTCCTGTAATCGCTTAAGCTTTCCGAAATAACTTGTATAAATCTCCATTCTCTTATCTTTTTGTAAATGCACGCAAACAACAATAAAGAGCAAACAGAATGATGCTAATACACATCTATCCGTTTGCTCTCCATTAATCAACCAACTAATTAGTTAAACCCTGAATCTTTCTCCCAGGAATAAACCTAATGTCTCAGAAAATTTCCCTTCCTTAATCCACTGCTGGACTGTCTCAGGTGGGATCGCCTCTGATTCCATTTTCAATCGCTCCATCTCTCTATCTTCCTTCTCTTTCTTATCATAATAGGATGCCAACATCTGGCGTCTCTCTGCCATGAACTTCTTCATAATCGACATCAAGCGGACAGTATCAAGGATTCCGTAGAATTCACCGAAGGTTCCTGACTTTACTTTCAGGAAGAACAATGCAACCTCCGCGATATTCAGATGGCCATACTCACAACTGATAATATGTGCAGCTTCATCCTTCTGCTCAGGTTTCATCTTATCCCTCACATTGCAGAAATCATTCAGATTCTCAACCATCACCGCCACCCAATCCCTCAGCGTTTCAACGCCATACACCTCACGAATTTCCCACATCGTAGGATAATTCATTTGACTACATGAGACATAATCAGCCGCCCGCTCGCGTAACCTCCATTGAATGGTTGGGTTAAACCGAGTGGCAAATTCTGCCGGACCGCCGTATGTATTAACGATCTCTGTTCTCCTCTCTGAACCTACGCTCGCTCTCTGCAAAGCGTTCATTGAGCGATTCCTTGTAACCATTTCCTTCACCGCTCTTTTTGCTACTGCTCCGATTGTTTTCATACTCTTTCTGTTTATCGTTCAATAACCATTTGTTTGCTAACGAATCCCAACGCCAGATGGCGGCTCCCGATGAAGTATGCCATCCCAGACTATCATAATGGAAATAGAATTGTTGCGCCTTTTCGAGCGCATCTATTACTCCAAGACCAGAAAAGAAATCTTCAACCTCCTGCAATGTAGGGGGTACGAACTCCTTTTTCTTTCTCTTCTCTGGTTCTGGAGTTTTAAACAACTCATCTAATGGCTTTTCAATCTTCTTCCGCTTAGGGGGCTTCTGTACCGGCTTCTGATCTTCGGGTACTGGTCCGGGTGTTGGGGTAGGGGAAGGTATCTCATCTACTTCGATTTCCTCCGGCATCTCCGTTTCTGCCTCCGGCTCTGCTGTCCTCATCGGTCTGCCTATATCGACATTCTCTAATATCTGGTAAACAGGAGAGGAAGACCTTCTTTCACCTTTTGTAAAGTTTATAAGTCCTTTATCTCTTAATGAATCTCTAACACTGAAAAAAGTCCTATCTGTCATCCTTAATTCATTTAGCAAACTTCTCGTACCAATCTCAAATTTTTCTTCTCTATTATAATTATTCCATTGACTTAATAAATAGAAATACAAACACACCTCTGTAGGAGTGAACGGATCAATCCTATTCATCCGCCAGAACTGGTTTATCAAGTCAATATAACTCATCCTATGTATCCTCTTATCTCTTTCACAAACTCCTCCAACGAATGGCAGAGGACATACTTTCCCTTCACTCTCTCAACTAATCTCTGGAATACCTGCTGGCTCTCACTCTGCATACCTCCCGGCTTCTTCATCTCGATACACAGGAACGCATAACCAGACCTGGGTAATAACAGAAGCAAATCCGCTACACCTGCCCGCACACCTTCATCCTTCATGATCTTAGCCGTCCACGCATTTCTTGCTCCACCATTAGGCACAGCAAAGAAGAGTGGCTCAATAGCAGGATATACCTGCCTGAACCATCTTACGCAATCTTTTTGAATCTGACTTTCTGTCTGAGGTTTCATTACTATTTCATTTTTCCAATCAAATCACTACCGAGCTCCGACCAATCATCCCCAAATACTAACGGCCAACCAAATATGCTAATTGCAAGAATTACCGAGGCTACCAACCAGAGAACCCACATCACAAACACTATAATATTATTCATACTATTTGATTAAATCAGAAACATACGCCCATCTGATAGCATTATGATCTTCAAAATCCTTTCTGATATTAGATGTAGCATACCATGATGTTAAGTGCCCACTACCAACTTGCACACATATATGCTCACCTTTCTTCGGCTCCTCACTGACTTCATGCCAAGGGGATTCTTTTCTCCCATTTTCGTAACCTTTCGCATATACTTTCCGCAAATAGCACTCTATTACATGAGGTTGGTTTATTCGATTAGCCAATTGGCTTACTATGTCTTTTAACTTCATTTCTATTCAGTATTGAAGGTTAATACTTCTTCCCGTGCATTTTCTCACGGAGTTGGTTATACTTCATCTTCTGCTCAACGTGCCAGAGCAAATCAATATTAAGATGTTTTGCAAAGCCGAAGATGAAAGTTACCATGTCATTAATGATAGTCGTAAAGTCGTACAAACCATCATACCTTACAGGAAGCGTAGAAATAGAATACATTGTTTCTGTAAACGATTCATCTTTGCAAGCTTCTGCCATATCGTCAATAGTATCGCTATTCAAATCCATTATGGATAATTCTATGTTGTGCAGTCCAGCAAGGTCCAGTAGACGGATAACAGCATCGGAAAGCTCATCTTCAATGGTATCTTTGATATATCTATTGAATACGTTGATAAACTTTTCTTCATTCGTTAGCCACCCTTGGCACTCGGCATATTCACCGATTTTATACTTTTCTTTATCAAAGTGTCTATTTTTTCGGTCTGCTTCCACAGCTTCCATTAACTCGCTAATGACAAGACAAAAGCAATGTTCGTTACTCAATTCTTCATCGTGAAAACCATGTTCACAGGCTATTTTATATGCCCTATCACGAAGGGCGTTCAAATCAATTTTACTCATATCGATATAGTATTGAATTATTCTTCAAAATCTTCAATCTCATATTCCCAATCCATTGCATCCGCTTCTCGGATATTATCAGAAAGCCATTCATATGCTTCCGCAGAGTCTTCGTCACTTTCGTTAGGCATTGGGACATCTCCACCCTCATCGTAGCATTTTGCCAAAGAATCATAAACATCATCTGGAACTTCTACATTGCCAAGTCCAACTCTATAAGTCATCTTGACAGTCAAATTTTTAATTGTCTTCATTTCGATATAGATTTGAATTATTATTCCTTCTTCTTTATCTCATAGCCAATCTCATTAAGTATGCTTTGAGCTTCCTCAAACCCACGTTTAAAACCAGCATTGAACACTGCTTCAATGATATTCTTAACTCGCATTTCTGGTAAAATAGTTTCCATTGAAAGCCACAACCTACGTGCTATATTTGTACGCTCTTGAAGTCTCTTTAATTCCTTCTCTGACATTTGTATATTGCTCATCCCTTATTGGTTATACGCCAAATAGGCTTGTTTGTACTAAAGTTCCTTTCTCTGTTTTTATCTCGCCAAAACATTCACGGCGGAAACGATCATTTCCTTTTTCCCATATTAGCTTATCTTTTTCACATCCCCAGAAATCGAATCCAAGCTTATATGCAGCTATTCTACTACTTTGGCTACCCATGTGGGCATCACCGATCTTATAACCAGAGTTAGCATATTGATTGAGTAACCATGCGTATAAGATTACTGGCTTTTGACAGGGATGAATGCGTTTTTCATTCAATTTTTTATTTCCCTGTTGGATAATTGCCTTGGATAAATCTTTACCGCAATAGGTTCCCTGAATCATTCCCCGCCACATGCAATATACAAGATCAGTTCTATTGTTCATGCTGCAGTAAGCTATTTCACAATCGTATTGGTCGGTATTACCGTTTAGCTTATCCCAAACAATGCGTCCACCGGTAAAATCATACTTGAAGTAATTCACTCCCCATATTATCTGATTCTTACTAACCCTTTTCACTTCATCGAAATATTCTGGAGTGGGAACTCGTGAATCCCAATCGGATTTCGGATAAACGGATTGTTTGACAGGGTATATATTTCCATTTTTCTGTTTTATTGTATTGGTCTTGATCGAAGGATTATCTGCTCCAATTCCGTATGGCGGATCATCTATGAACAAGTCAAAGAAGTTATCCGGGAATTTCTTTAAGAAATCTATCCGATCAATATTATATGCTTCGCTTATTGGCATTATTTAGCTCCTTTCTTTCTTATATTGAAGTTATTTATCATATTCTCTTAACTGTTTCTCAGACTCCAATATTTCAGCTATTTCCACGAAAATTGTTAGAATCATTGAAGCCTGAGAAACGGAATCTACGTTGTGAGGCGTAAGAGCTATTTCTCCATCAAGGCATCCGATACAATGTGTATCAATATCCAATCCACAGGCGTTGCCGGGGACGGTGATATGTTCCGGTCCCCATTCTCCCCAAATTACCCGGAGATAATAAGGCAGCATGTGCTTTTCCATCGGGTTTCTTCCATGACCTTCAAGAATCTTATTGCCCAAAATCTCTATTAAATTATTAATCCCTTCTTGATTGATTTCTGATTTTGAAACAGCATCCCTCCATTCCGGGGTGAGAATGATACTGAACCCCGCACCGCCCATATTCCCGTTTGGGAACCAACCTTTTATTCTATACATAAATGTTCCTTTCTGATTTGATTTGAATTAGTTTTTAAATGGCAGATAATCGTTTTCGTATAGCCAACAAAGCATATCATAGGCTGCATCAATAAGACTCTCTGAACTAAAACTTGCGCATTCATATTCTGCATTTATACGAGCGTATTTAATCTTCCATTCGTTCTTTCGCCTATCCATAACTTCTAATGTAAGCCAATATACTTCGTCAATTATTGGCGGCAGCTTTTCAAGAATATCCTGCAATGTATAGACGTTGACAGATTCCTTTATACTATCATCGTTCAGATAATGATTTTCCTCAACTAATATTGAAATAAGATGCCTATTTTCTCCGTCATGTTCATCATATTCAATTTTCACAAATGATGCATTACTTGTATCTATTCCAAGTTTTTGCAAATGATTCATCTGCTCTATTGATAATACCTGTTTACTCATTATTTTGCCTCCTTCCTGATTTGTTTTGAAGATGACCTCGCGATTTACGAGGCCATCTGATTCTTTATATTTCCCTCTTTTCTTTCGCTCTCTTACAACATCCTGCCACCATACAGAACTTACACCATGATTGTAGAGACTCATGTATTTCTCCATTACGTCGATACTTCAAGGGATAAAAATATTTCAGACGGAAGTATTTCCCGCAATGGGTGCAACGCTTATGTAATACTCCGTCGATATTCATGTAGTTGCTCTTCCTTCTGCCAACAGGCAGACCATCATTTCCGAGTGTTATCATGATGCTACCTTTTTGCGGATTAAACCGATATTCTTCTTCACAAGTCCGATAATGCGGTTATGGTATTCAGTATTCTCATTACATACTCCGCGAGACTGAACCACCTGCAACGTCTTTAGATTGACTTCAACTGTTTCTATGTGTTTCTTTCCGATGCGGGCTGAAAGTATAAGAGAATCCTTCTTCTTAAAATATTCGTTCGTAAAAACACAATGGTGCATGATATCACCTTCTTGTTTAAACTCTTCGATATTTTTAAGAGGCACCACAATGATTTTCCCGTCTGATAGCTTCAAGTCAAAGAACTTCGATTTTTCCTCAATGTATTTTTGAGCGACCTCCTTGAGTTCAAGTAAACGTTGCATATCTCTTTCCCTGCGTTCCTTTTCATCATCACGTTTCTTCTTTGCCACATATAAGTCATGGGCTTTCTTGAGATTCTTTGGACAGACATAATGAGCATTACGCAAGTCTTTGTGGTAGCGTTCAAGGAGCTGGAGATAATCAAACCACATTGAAGCATCTTTTATCTTATATTTATTTCGAAGACAGATTTTAATAGATGGCCAGTATTTTCCTATTTCCCCACTGTGACCGTTACTATATCCTAATAGCGCATATTGTTTTGCTTTAAGCAAGGTTTCAGTCTTGGGACTGTAGGGCAGTGTATTAATCGCTTGGAGAAAAGATATTCCTTGAAGGTTATGATCTATACCATAGCGCATATATTTGGACTTAAAGACAGACTCCGGATGAAATTTATCTTGGCAAACATCCTTGTAACCATAATTATAATATCCTCTCATCTCTTTCTTTCTTATCTCCAAATCTCCACACCAAGCAGTACAACCCATGTTATAACTGCGAGCCACAATTTCCCGGGTGCCATCTTCTTTTATCCAATGCTGCATGATTTCCCAGATAAAATAACGGGGTTCTTTTTCATCTTTGTAATAAGCAATCAGTTCAAAGTTTCTGATTACCTGAAACTCTCCGCAGATTTCGGCCATGGCGATATACATTGATTGCTTATCATTTCTTTTCCTTGTTCCTTCTATCTTTAGTTTAGCTCCACAATGAGGACAAACGGCACGTTTCCGGCTTACAAGGTCGGAAGAAAAGCGTTGGCCACAATCCATGCAGATAACACGAGTTTTGGTGGCAAAACCTTTATGATCCAAACAATCACGTTTGGCCCATTCAAGCATTTCTCGATCTATATTGTGCAAGGATTGACTGTAGGCAATCACTTGACGTTGTAATTTAGTTCTTGGTTTCATTAGAATAAACTCATTTGTTGGACTTCTGTAACCTCTTTCTTTGACCGTGACGGTTTTTTCTTTAGCAATGCGTATTGCTCTTCGGTCAGGCGTTTAATCGCTTCCTCACGTGCTTTTCTTTCATCTTCTACGGTTAGCTTCACTGGCTTTGGTGCAGATGATGATGTGGAAGTACGACAACCGGCAGGAAGCCTATTTATCTTGAGATTATCCTCGTCATAGTAGTGGACAGCTAACCCAAACACTTCATCATCAGACATGCATACAGCATTGCCTCTTTTCTTGGCTTCTCCCATGATATATGTGCAACACTCATCTATACTCTTATTCTTCTTTTTATAAGCAACAGCAAACAGTTCGTCAGCCTTTGCCCGCTCATCCAAATAAGACTGGATGGCTTCCTTCAATGGGTTTTGTTTACTCATAGTACTTTGTTTTAGAACATTAATAATTCAATCTCAAAACACAAGAATATGACAGATATACTAATCTTATATCCACCATTCCGACTTTCATCTCCCCAGAATACCCCAACTGATGGAGTTAACAGGGCCTTGTCTCTATTCATTCTTAATTTCATAATTACTATCTAAATCTTATCCTTGAACATATCCATAGCGAGGTTTAACATCTGCTCTTCCTTACTTACAGTTGATTCCTCCACAACATCATCCGTTCCTGTCACGTCATTGCTGATTTCCTTCTTGGTTTGAATGATATTATACATATACTCATCAATCGTACCCTTTCCCAGCAAATACCGACAGAGAACCGCATTCTTTTGCCCATTACGATGTGCTCGGTCTTCCGCCTGGCAACAATCCGCATACGTCCATGGGAACTCGATAAACAATACATCCGAACTGGCTGTCAATGTTAGACCTGTACCACCTGACTTATAGTTAAGCAGAATGATTTTTGTTTTCTCATCCGTCTGGAATGCATCTACCGATCTTTGCTTCTGCTCATCATTATCTTTCCCAGTGACAGTAACGGCATCAGGGAACCCAGCTTTCAACTGAGCAATCACATCTTTCAAGAACCCAAACACAATCAACTTATTACCACCTTCCACCGTGTCACTTATTAACTCCGTGGCAGCCTTAATCTTTCCACGGGCAGACACCTGTTTCAGTATTCCCATCTGCACCATTACTTGTCCTCTCATTGCTTTCTGAATCTTCTCATCATCGGCCTTCTTGTACTTGCGCAGATACTCTATTATATTGCGCTCAGCGACTTCATACTCAGTTCTATTAGTAATGTCTACAGTGATATACATTCGGGTCTTATCAGGCAACTGGGTAAGCACATCCTTCTTTAGCCGACGGAAGAAACAGACCTTTCTCAATTTCCAATTTAGTTCCTTCGAATTACTTGATTTACTAATCCCGGAACAATATCTTTCGGTGAAATACTTATAGCCTCCGAAATCATCCAGGCGATCCAATATCTTCAACTGTTGGATGAGATCGGTATTATTGTTCACTACTGGAGTACCCGTAAGTAGAAATATCCATTCTTTCCCTTTACATATCCCCTCGACAAACTTACTCTGCTGTGTTTTGCTGGACTTACATTTCTGACTTTCATCAACTATCACAGACCGGAACAAATCTACGCGAGAATCAAAGCGGATACTTTTTAGAATGAATCGGCTTGATTCCTTGATACCAGATACAAAGAATTTCTTTAAGCTCTCATAATTCGTGATGAAGACCTTACACATTGGTTGCCCTTGCTGATTCTTCATCTCCCAAAATGACTGCCATGTCTGCCGGTTCTTATCATCCAAAATCACTGCCTGAATACCGGCAAACTTCATAAACTCACGCTGCCAATTCATTTTCAATCCGGACGGACAAACAATTAGGCACGGCCATGCTTGTGCTATCGAGACCGTGCCTATTGCTTGCATCGTTTTTCCTAATCCCGGCTCATCACCAAAGAAGCAACGCTTATGAATGAGAGCATACGCAATTCCTTCCTTCTGATAATCATAGGGATCAATCTTTAACCCATGCTCAACCTTCAATGTCGGCATAGGCGGCAACGTGTAGTCCTGAACCGGTTGTTCCTCTTTATAAGCCTTAACACCTCCACAATACCTGTTCTGTATCGCCCAATCAGCCATCACTTTCAGGTAATTGTAATCGGCAGTGCTTACCTTCCAGAACTTACCATCCATGTTCCACTCGGCACTTGGTATCCTCTTCACACACTTCAACATCATTGGGTGAAAATCGAATGAAACCTTATAGCAATTCGGGGTGAGTACAATCTTTAAAGGACCTAACATCTTACGCTGCGCTCTTAGTTTTCTTGGTTTTCTTCATCTTCTTCACTTCCTTCTCCGGCTGGGGGGCTTCCACTACTGCGATATCCGCTTGAGGAATATCAATGCCGGAGGTCAAATCTTCAACTGAACCATCAAACGGCGTACCGTCTCCATCTTCAAATAATTCTCCTTGCTTGATTGCCCACTTCTTTTGCTCAATGTACTGCCGGACCTCAAACTTGATATTCTCTATCAACTGATACAAATCATCAGCATATTCATACCTATCTGTCTCCCCATCAAGCATCGCAGTAGGACTGTTCAGGTTAAGAACCTTACCAGTTAACAACATCCGGCAACCGGTGATCTGGATACCATTATTTATCGCATCTCCGGAGATGCTGACACCCTGAACAGATAACTTCACCGGAAGATCATCCTTCGCCCTTACCTCTGATAACGTACTGTTATACGCTTCTCTCTGTTCTGTTAATACTGCAAGGTGAGGGATTAGGGCATTCATGGCCTCTCTCAAATCCTTGTGAATGATATTACCTCCCTGATGCGTTATCACATCACCATCAGCATTAGAATACACTACCATACAGGTGTTATCCTTCGTGATCTTCACTTTTTGAATTTCCATACTAAAACTATTTATGTATTAATAAAAAGAGCGAACCAAACGGCCCGCTCATCTTCTTCCATATTCTCCCACGAAACTCTCATAGAACCGATCAATCGGTTGAGGTAGATTAATACCGAGTTCCATCACTGCATCCACCTGAATCTTCGTCATGAAGTCCGACATCTGTTTGGTGTTCAACTTGGAAGAAGTATCATATATCATCACCTCTTCACCATTAACGAGGGCCAAACGGCTCAGGAACTTCTTGCAATAATACAGGTAAATATCATTCTTCGGTGTACCGGTCTCATCTTCAATACATCCGAACCACATCCACATCAAATCATTTTGGCTGATTGTTCTTTTCTCCGAACAGCGAACGATACTTAACTTATACCTGCCATTTCTGAGCTTAGAACATAGATAATCAAAGTCCTTTGACATCCGGATTATACCTTCATGTTTTGTCAGAATCGCTTCCTGTGCCATCTTCTATACCAAATATTTTCCGATCGGTGATAAATGCCTTGTTTACTTCCAAAAATTCAATGAAAAGCTCGCAGTGGGCAATCAGCATCTTAACCGTCTGTTCATGATTGTAAGTGTAATACTCCGGGTATTGCGTTCCGCTGATTAGAGGCGTCCGGCTAGTACCGCCCTTCAACTGGTATGCTGTGTACTCGAATGCTTTCACGCTGTCCATCTGGCCGGAAGCAATCAGGCAATAAGGATATACATGCCGTTGCCATCCGTGTTCATACTTACCGAAGTCATACTTCGATGTGGTCTTGATGTCATAGACTATATCACGGAGTAATTCATCTATATATCCGTAGAGTTCCACAGCTCCATAACGAGTGGTAAGAACAGCAGAGACAAAGACCTGAGACAACGCACCAGAAAAATATTTCGATTGCTCAATACACCAAGTGCGATCAAAAAGGAAATGACGTGTAGGTGCAATATCTGTGGTAGGAAAATCAACCTGGATGATATTTGTTTCTTCATCACCGACAATAGTATATGGCTCCCTTTCGCTCGGAATATGTTTTCTCTTGTGGATATAACAGTCTATAACTGCGTTGAATGCTGTTCCTTTATCTGCCGCCTCACTCTCAAATGGTACACGGTTTATCGCATCAATTAGGTTTTGCTTAAGTTCCGCTTCGATTTCTTCCGGGCTTTTCTTATATTCTCCCGTTTCATTATCTACATTCCAGAAGCTCTCCACCTGCTCATCAGCCCGTAAATACTGCTCGAATTTATCGAGCAGTGACGGGTAGAATCTGTACTTAGGCTGCTGGTTCATACTTCTTGCTGAGTTTGTTGAACTTCAAGCCAAGCTTCTTGCACTTCTCATTGAGCATCATACCGGCTCGTACCTTGCTATCAAAGATATGCGTCGTGGTATCTAGAGCTTCCCGAACAGAATTGGCAGACTGTACATCTGTCACTTGCTCCACTGCATCACGGATAGCATCAAGAACCGTGTCATATTCAGAAGACAATTCCGTTTGCTTCGTCTGATACTCCTTATAAGTATTGATGATTTTCGTCATGAAATCGTTCTCACCGGTAACGGTACCGCTTTCATCAATGATAACGGGAATTTTGATACGTGAAGGGAGATTACAAGTATTCTTCCCGTAGAACTTCTCGCAGGGGTCAAAAGAAATCGTTCTATCCTTACCGATAGCCTCCATATAACCGACCAAGTCCAATTCCTTAATCAAGTCACCAGCGGACGAACCTCCAATCTCTGGGCGTATCTGCTTTTCATCACCCACTTTCTCCTCACGTTCATGAGCCACGAAGATAACAGATTTTCCCATGAGTGTTACCTGATGAACGAAGTTGATGAACATGTTCTTGCGTACTCCGTAACCCTGCAGCGAAAGGGTGCCATCCGCTTTCTTCATTTTCGGGTTAGCAGCCATAATTGCCTTATCCATGAAGGAAAGCATCTTCCCGGCAGTGTCAATCACAATAGTAGAAAACTCCTTGATTTCTTCGGATGAAAGCACCTGATTCGTTTCATCCCAGCTTGTAATCTGGACGGTCGGAACACGATGGGCGGCATTGACACGATGAATACCACCGTCATAATCGAACAATACCGGATTGGGAGCCGATAATGCCAATGTTGTTTTTCCCATACCAGGTTGCCCATAAATCAGTGCTGACAAAGTAGTCTTAACGGTCAGCTCGTTAGGTCTTTTGATAAGTCCCATAATAGAAAAATTTAAATGGTTAATAAATAAAATAGCTAACAGAAAGCCCCAAAACATATTCTCCGGGGTATTGCATACAATTCTCACACAATTTAATAGTGCCGCTCACTTGTATGTAGTGGTAGCAGGACTCGAACCTGCATCACATAGGACTTTCGCATTCGACCTATCTATGTGTATCTGTGCGCACAGGAGCGTCTACCAATTCCGCCATACCACCAAATAAGAAAGGTGTACTATCTTCACAGACCGCACACCCCAGTACAAACACAAAATATCAAACAAAACACATCTCCAAAAGGAGAATCACCCTCACGGGCTATGATATCCAATCAAAAATTTCCTTCTTCTCTGACAGAGAAAGACTATCCAGAAAATCATTTTCATTCTCTTCATTCATCCCTTTAAGCCTCCAGTCTAATCTATCACCAACCATCTTCGCAATATTCGGATAGTCCTTCCTTTCTCCATCTGATACCGATAAATCAATGATCTCAACTCTACGATAGAAATCATCCATTACATCATACTCCACCTGAATAGATACCCCGAACCTCTCTAATACCTCCTCATCGCATGAATTGATCCTGGCACGATAAGCCAACCGATCTATGCTCCTTGCTATCTCATTCCTCACCTGAGTTATCCTGTTCCTTCTTCCCATCGAACGCTGGCTTTAATAGATTTCTAAAAAATAGATATGCATATCCCAGACCAATAATCTGTAATACTATCGCTCCCTCACAACAAATCAAACCGATTGGCAGCGATAACACCACCATCAGTGAATAATAGAACCAATCTTTTGCTTTCATATCCTATGCTACTGCGTAACGCAACACATCACTGGCATTGCAATACAATTTTCCATTCTGTGACACACTTTTTTTCTCAGTCCTGATCTCGCCTTTCTCAATCAACCTCTGCAACCGGGTACGTCCCCCGACTATTGTCGCTGAGAACCGGAATCCGAATGTTTTCTGATTCATCACCCGATAGATATTTACCAGATGGTCTATTTGTTTTCTATCCATCTCATCCATCTTCATCACCTCCATAATCACATACATACTCTATCTTTCGACCTCTTCTCACTCTCATCGCTCTCATATTATCCAGATTATTACAAGTCACCTGCATAATCAGAAATAGGGCAGAGAACAATAATTCTAAACCATGCCTGCGTATCTCTTTCAAATCGAATCTACGCTGCACCCTCTCACATACCATATACAAAATAAGCTCGGTATCCTTCGATATTCCGAGCTTCTTGTATATAGCTTTTTTCTGAGTCTTGACGGTCCAATATGATTTATCCAGATTGTCCGCCACTTCCTTATCCGAGTAGCCTTTGCAATACTCATTCGCAATTTCTCTTTCAGCACATGACAGACTTTCCATGCTTACGCTATTCTTTGAACCTTCACCTCCAGCTTATCCGTCCATGTCCTGAACTTAATGCCTTTCGCCCGGAACTTACGGGAGAACCGACCGACCGTCATTGTAACAGTGTCAATTCTTTCCAATGGCCATTCTTCCACATCATTAACTTCCATATTGCGCAACGTGGGCGCAATAGGCTTTCTTTCATCCTCTTTCATTTTTACCTCCTCATCTTAAAATTTATCTTCCCAAGAATGAATCAGGTTATGCAATACATTCAGCTTTTCACCTTCTCTTCTGCATTTCTCTGATTCCTGATTCCACCAAGTAGAATATTGCTTACTCGTTAACTTCTCTGCTTCTAACTGAGTCTGCAATTCCAGAACTACATTCTCCAACTCTTCCGGCGTCATTTTAGCCAGACTTTCTTTTGTGTACTTTTCCATATCTTTAAATTAATAATCAAACATACATCGACCTCACGAAATCTTTTTTCGCCATCTGTTCATACCAATAATCCGCATCCTCTTCCTCCGATACATCCGGTTCAATAGTGATTTTCTTCTCTAACCGGCTACGGTGGGTTACCACATCATTCAACGCCCGAACTGCTTTTCTCAACATCTCTGTTTTTGTGATTCCTCTTCTATGAAGGAGCTTCATCAGATAATATCTTTCTCTATCTCCGGTTATCTCAACGAACAATATCCGGCAATCAGAATCAGCAATGAACGGCTCTCCCTTCTGTTTGAGAATCCGATACAGGTTGAATACTCTTCCTATTGGCGAATCATCATACTTACGGTCTCTCTTCGACATACAAACCGCTCTCAATACTACCCTCAACAGATCGCATATATTCATCCCATTCTGAATAGCATATCCCTTCACCATCTGATACTCGTTCTCTGGTATGACCGCTTGTAATACCACCGCTCTGTCATTTCTCTTCGTGGGATGCTTTATCTCATTGATACGGTTTATCATCTCATCCACCAATCGGGTAGGAGCGTTATAAAATGCGCTGACAACATGATAAACCAGCTCATTCTTAAACCTGAACGGAATAGATTTCAATGAATCTGTCACACCTTCATAAACTCAACAGGTATTGCACCTATCGAATAGTTCACATAACCGTCAGGGCGGGGATTCTTTATCCCATACTTCCAGACCTTAATGGCCGATATCTCGAATTGTTTCCCAGAAGCATAAGCGAGATAATTTGAAAGCATAAAGCAAATAACCTCCGCCTTATAACATCTATCCCGATACATAGAGAACTTCTTTATAAACTTCTCTTTTTCTTCCTCTGACACATACAAGGTGAAACATGAAATTTTATCCTTGCTTGCATCCCATCCTTCTGGCATGATTGAGCGATTCAGCTCCTTACATAATCTAATATGGTTTCTCATAACTAAATGAATTTTGTTTGTGCCCCGATAAGCTCTCTCTGCTCTTCCCACCGGAGTTATCAGCTACTATACTTCACTGCATAACCGTTCGGGGCATGTTCGGCTGATTTACTTAACCCGTCTGCTTGCCTCGACCTTTCGGCTGCTTGCTTCGAACGTTGTGTGCTCGACCTTCTTATGATGCCGCTTTTAACGACTGGTCGCGGATTCTTCCGAATAGATCACTTAGGGCAATCGCTACAATGGTTCCCACATCTCCACATCAAAGGGTAGGCTCAAAGGCCAGATGGGGACCGGAGTTTCGTACTCCATGAACGTGTAGATAGGCTCTACAAAACCGAGTTACTTTTCAGATTCTCCCATTAGGGAAGGCACATTCTCAAAAGAACTTCAAAGAAAAACTAAGCCAGCGCGCTTGTGGCTGGAGTCCCATCAAAGGGTAGGCTCTATGACCGCTCCAGCCTGTCATCCTGAATCAAACTTTCAACACCTCCATAAGCATCTCTTTATCCACTTCCCAAAGGTTAAAACCTCTCTCAATCTTCCTGCGGAGATACTCTTTCTCACCAATCATGCTAATTGCCTTATCTCTCAAATCTGATGCACTCCACTTCTCAGCCTGTTCGATCAGGAAATTCGCCATCATTCTACGCTCCTCAAATAATTCTCTCACCAACACCGTTTGTCTTTCAAGGTCAGAAAGTACTTGCGGAGCTTTCTTGTATGCATTGCAAAATGCATCCTTGTCGAGATTGGTATTCATATACACCTTTTCGATGTTTGCATACACTTCTGCCGTTACCGACCTTCCTGTTCTCTCTTCAAATTCTTTCTGTGTCATTGATTATTCCTCCTCTTCATTAAATTCATATTCTTCTTCTGATATTCCCAAAAAGCCAAACTGGTTTTCAACCAAAAACTTCAACTCATCAACATTATCCTCATCCTCCAGGTCTCCCCAGAACTCACTATCAGCCTCCCAAACATTGGTTTCAACCTGATTGAACCCTTTTTTCAAATGCCAATTATCATTTATCGCTTCCGAAGCTCTTCCTGCCTCTCTCAATGAAACTCTCAATACTATTTTCATACCTTTATTTTTTAATCGTTGACAAAATGAGAACCGAATCTCCCTGTGCTATATGCATTGTAATATGCAGATACTGGGATGGATAAATCATCATAAGAACTTCTTTTCGTTGGAACAACATTATCAAACTTCACATTCTGAGCCTGTACAAACTCTCTATCTCTCTTAGCGATGTTTTCTGTAGAGAAGCCATCTTGTACCTTGGCAAACATCCAAGCTGATTTCAGACACTCTGAGAAAGATTTCTCACCCTTGGCACTTCTGAACTTTCTATGAGCACTCTTCATTATCTGAGATAAATTGAACCGTTTCATATCTTTTCCTCCTTTTTTTATTCCGATACCTCGTTTGAGGTATTGTGTAATTGATTGATTATTTGTTCCTTTGTTTGATTGATACGTCAAATATAAGAGGTTTATTCTAATCGATAAAGTATTTCCTCTTATTTATGTCTTATTTTAACATATTTAAAGCGTATTTGCTCTTATGACAGGAAATGAAGTGAAGAAAATTCTGCTTGATAATGGATTTGTTTTATCTGAAATTGCAGAAAAAATAGGGATTACCCCACAAAGTCTACAAGCGAGGCTTGGAGTGAAGTATTTTAAACCCGAATACATTCAAGAATTAAATGGAATTCTGGGTAGAGATTTATTCGGCGTATCTAACAGCCTCGAAGAAGGTCAAAAGATTCTCGATATTCGCGTTTGTGCAGGTCATGGTATAGGATTAGACGGAAACGAGAATAAAGTGCTGGAAATCGTAAATATACCTCATTTTCAAGGCTGTTACGGTCTGACAGTATACGGTGAATCTATGTGGGATAAATATAAACCGGGAGAAACAGTCTTCGTCAGACCTATCACATCTCCTAATGACATTGACTATGGGCGTTGCTATGTAGTTATCACCTCAAATGATAGGCTGTTGAAATCTATCTATCAATCCAAATACGGTCCTGATTACCTAAAATTGTGTTCCTACAATGCGAAGGTTAATCCATCAGGAGAAAGGGAGTACCCAGATCGTGAGATAAGCAAAGAAGATATTTTATTTCTCTATAAAGTAGTTGGTAAATTAGAGAGAGAACAATTATAATCCCTCGCGCGCACGTACGCACGCGTGTATATGTATTCTCTCTATTACTCTATATATAGGACCGTAAAATGACATACAAAAAATAGGGTTTTACCCGTAAAATGACATACAAAACTTTTGTACGTAAAATGACATACAAAAACAGGTTTTACCTGTAATATGACATACAAAGAATTTATAAACTAAATACATTATCACAATGAAAAAACTACTATTATTATTGGCTATAACATTTAGCCTTGGTGTATCTGCTCAGGAACAGGAACCAGCATCAAAAAGTAAAACGATTGCCTTTCTCTCAAAAGACGGCTCTTTGCTAAAGAAAGAATTCTATGATATAGAAGGGGGGAAGGTTAACGGTGTAGGGTTTCAGAATATAATTATCACTGACGAAAAAACAAAAGAAAAAGTAGGAGCATTGAGAATTTCAACTTCCTATTATTCATCAGCATTAAAGAACTCAGAGACTTTCATCGGTACATTAGATTACGATGAACTTGATGCTTGTATTAAGTCATTGGAATACATGAATGATAATATAATTAGAAAAATTCCAGAGACTTATACAGAATGTGAATATAGTTCCAGAGATGGAATTAGAATGAATGTGTTCTGGAGCTCCAAGAGAAAATGGGCTTTCATGATCCAGACTAAAAGTTATACTAATCGTTCTACGCAATACCTTGATATAACTTCACTACCAGTTGTCATTATCAATCTTAAAAATGCGCAAGTTCAATTAAAGGAAACGCTTGCAATTCAACCTAAATAGTCAGATATGAATAAAAAACTCGCTTGCTATTTGCTGATTTTGACAAATAGGACCAATAAATAGAATATTAACTGAAAATAAAAATCAGATGGATATTATTGAAGAATTAGTCAACAATAACCAAGAATTGATTGATGATTATATAAAAAGACTTATTGAAAAATTATATAACGCTACTCGATATTCATATCAACACGAAAGACAATGGAGTAAAAAAAATAATGTACCTGGAACGGAAGGAGTGTACGGCATATTCGATGAAGATAAATTGTGTTATGTTGGTGAAACAGCCTGCTTACAGGAAAGGATGAATGATATACATGATACTATGCATCATACAATAAGAAGAAATATCGCAAAACTCGATTTTGGATATAAAGGCGCTAATTCCAAGAATAAGGCTGATGATGAAACTGAGGAAAAGATAACGAAACGTATGGAGCAACTCAAAATAGCTTGGATTGAAGTAAAATTGGGACGTTCGGAATTGGAAGAGAAAATCATAGAGATAAAAGATCCGAAATACAACAAAAAAACGAAAAGACTACTAAAGAAAAAATCGAATAAAAACAGTTAAACTTAAAATAATACTATTATGAAACAGATTATTATCATGGCATTAGCTGCCATTTTTATCCTAACAGGATGTAAATCTAAAGAAGAAAAAGCTCTGGAAGCAATCAAAAACGAGATGTTTAAAACATTATACGACTTTGAAAGCTATCAACCTGTCGAAACAAAGATAGATAGTGCATTTCTATCAATTTACACAGATTCCACCATTCTTAAACATGGATATGTATCCAGCGCAATTCTTGATGAGGTTAAGACAACATTAGAAGAAGTAAAAGATGGCAATAGAACAGCCAAAATCTGGAGTGATTCATATTCATCATACGGTAGAGAACAATACAATGAAGCAAGGGAAAAAGCAGATAAAGGGCTTAAAAAATTAGATATATACTTTGAAGCTATAAATGCTCATTATGACACAATACGACAACTTGCTCAAAATATTAATCCTGACTTCTATGGATGGAAAGTTACACATAAATTTAGATGTAAAACTAAAGGCGGCAACTCAACTCTTGGCACGTACATATATATATTTGATAAGAAGATAAAAAATATCATTTATAAAGAAGACACAGAAGATGAAGAACTAACGACCGTTAAGGGCTTGATTAAAGAGGCTATAGAAGAAAAGGCGAAAAAAGAAGATACAGATGAAGAAAGCAATGATTAATAATACTATCTGTAACTGCTTTCAATCCGGCCAACCTTGCACCGGCATCTGGCGCTGTCACTTCCTGACAACTCCACCGCCGATCAGACCGGAAGACAAAGAACCGACTTTTGTGTCTGTATACCGGGAGGCGAAGAACAAAGGAATTCTGTCCTGTCCTTCATTCAACCCCGGAAAAATTGATAGCATTTTAGACTCATTTTTTTAATAGACTTGTTTTTTTTGAAAATTAGCGTCGTCATAACTAACTGAACACGAATTCAATAAGTCTCTTTTTGGAGAAGTTCTTCTAAGGCGTGGGTCTTGCGTTCGAATCGCAACGGAATCACAACGATAAGGCAAGTAGTCGATAAAAAGACTGCTTGCCTTTCGTCATTTTACAGGTTATCAATAACTTACTACCTTGGCATTCCCGGCAAAATTCGTGCAGAAAGTAGGTAACATGGTAGAAACATAACTTTCCGGAGATACATTTTTTAGGCTGGTAGAAATAATTTAGAAAACAAAAATGAGTACGGTAAGAGTCATCCAGAACAAGCAGAGATTGACCAAAGAAGGCAATGCTCCGCTATATATAACCTTTTATATTGGCAAAGAAAAACTGATGCTTCCTTGCAAAGTATCCGTGTCCGCCACTAAGTTTGACGAGAAAAGCGGACTCCTCAAAGGGAACAGCAAAGAGGCTAAAGATATTAATCTCATTGTGAACAATATGAAGGCACGTGTCAATGACATACTTGTCAAGTTCCGTCTAAGGAACCAGGCCTTAACTAAGGACATCTTCATGCGGGAGTACAATAATCCCAGCGATTATAAGACTTTTCATGATTTCGTGAAGGAATATATGAAAACTTATAGTCGGCGTATAGAGATGGGGACATTCAAACACCATTTAAGTTGCATGAAAAAGTTCAAGGCATATAATGAATTGTTACAGTTTCGGGAACTTACTCCGGATTATCTGACAGATTATTTGGTCTACATGAAGAAAGAACTTGGCAATACGGAGATAACCGCACAACGGAATATGTCCACCATCAAGATATATGTTACCGCAGCTTACAGAAAAGGTTTCCTGGATGAAAATCCTTTTCAGGACTTCCGTATCAAAAGGATAAAGAGTGATGTTGATTATCTGACAGAAGAAGAACTGATGCAGTTTGTGCAGTTATACTATCAACGAACCTTGCCGGAAAAGCTTCAGTTGACTTTGGCATTTTTTCTTTTTATGTGTTTTACAAGCATGCATATTACGGATGCCCGCATGTTCTGCATAGAGCAGGTAAACAATGATGTGCTGACTTACTACCGTGTGAAAAACCGGAATTGTAAACCGGAACCGATAAAAATTCCTATGCCGGTACCCGCCAAAAAACTTTTGGAAGAATGGGCAGAAGGTAAGGAAGAAGGGCGTTTATTCAGGAACGTTCAATGTGATCAGGTCATTAATCGTCAGCTGAAGGCCATTGCAAAGGAATTAGGAATTAACAAAAAGATATCGGCCAAAACAGGAAGGCATACGTTTGCGACTATTTATCTCAGAAAAACGAAAGACTTGTCCAGCCTGCAAAAACTGCTTGGGCACAGTAATATCCGGGAAACAATGATTTATGCACATGTCATGGATGAAAGCAAACGGGAAGGTATGCAATGTTTCAACAGCTTCACCCTATAATAAAGGCTAAAAAACGTGCAATCGTGCGGATGAATCATAACCTCTTACTTTTCAAAACAATGCGGCTGCACCAATTTGTACAAGTCCGTACAAATAAAGGTGCAGCCGCACAAATTTTATTTCTCGTACATCACCCAGTAGGGTTGCCCTGCCAGGTATTCCACATGATATCCGGCATCTGCCAGTTGTTTAGCCAGTTCGTTTGGCCGCACTGATATGATGTTGGATAAATCATATATCAATTCTGCGGTTGTCTTATAGCATTTGGCGGAAGTGGAACCAATAGGGGAATAGTTCTGTCCTAAGAAATTGGCTATAGCTTTCCGCCGTTCCGCTTGTAGCTTTTCCTGTTCATTCTGCTTTTCCTCGTCTTTTGCATTTTCATAAGAACGGAATCCTATTTTCTTGCTCATTGTTCACCGCCTTTCCGTTTGAGTTCATAATATTTGCCGCCTTTCTCTATATCCATACCCAGTCTTGGATAGTGTTGGATGAAAACATAGAGTCTTCCTTGCAGGTAGCCTTTCTCATAAGTGAGTTGCTGGATTTCCTTGTAATATTGCATATTCTGTTGTTCCAAGAATGCGATATATTCGTCTTTGGTCATACCTGACCTCCTTTCTCATTAAAGGTGATGTTGACTGTCCCACCATTGACATAGATGGAAATGGATTTCTCGCTTTGTGTTGCACGAATCCGTTTACGTCCGGCACACAATTCAATGCCCAGCTGGGCAAATACTTGCCGGATCTTCTCAGCGGATACATAGCGTCCGCCAGCGCATTGTTTTTGCTTTTTCATAATGATGTGACTTTTGACTTTTAGGCATATTTATAAACAGAAGCGGCTGCCATTTCCCGCTTCGTCAAAAGTCACATCATTAGTCCGCCGGAGCGTATAAAAATGTAGGGAAAGGCAACCGCCTATATCATGAGTAAGGGCATAAAAAAAGCCCACTAATTAAAATGAGCATTATTCGTTGCTCGCGACGCCGACTAACGACGATGTAACTTTTGACTCTGCAAAGATGAGAGTTTATTTCGAGAAAACAAAATAACAATAATAAAAAAATAGGGAAATGCTTATTTTAACACTCTCCCAATTTGTTCTAAATATTAAATAGATATATTTGCAACATGAAGAAAGTCGTACATTATATCATATCATATTTAGGAGCAGCTTGCTTTTGCTGTGGTCTATTAGGATGTGCTTTCAAATGGGGAGCCAAAATATTCTCATATACCCCTTCTACAACCTATATAGAATGCAGTATATTTCTATCTATATTAACGGGACTAACATTTACTATTCGTTGCTACCATCCCAAAAAAATTAAATAGATTCATCATTATTTGGATCTGAAACTGTTGATGAAGCTCCAAGTTGCTTCATCATATCAACAATAGCCGTTGGAGCCTCAATCTCCATATTATCCAATTTTTTACTTAATTTGTTTATTGCTTTACGTTTAGTATGATCATTTAGAAAATCATTAACGGTCTTCACCATCTTGGCAAATGTATTTCCAACTGTAGGAGATTGGGCCTCTAAATGAAATCCACCCCAATTAATAGAGAATGTACCTCCCTTGATGAATAATATAAAAAGCCCTATAAGAGTTATTGCTTCAGGAGATTGTGCAAATGCCAATATATCGCCGGGAGACTGTACACACATCTTCATTTTTATATCACGCGATGTAAGCCCTAATGTATTCTTAGCCGAATAATCATTGAATAACTCCATTAAATCACCTACTAAAGTAAAATCATCAGCAGATAACGTATCCTCTTGTTTTACTCTTAAAACAAGATAAGTCATATTGCCTTTAGTATAAAAATCATTTAAGAAGTTATCAATAAATGGAGCATATCCACTTATTTCAGATATAATATGTCTTGAATTAAACATCAGCTGGAGTTCAGCAGGCAATGAATGGCGCATTGAGGTTCTTATCCATTTGACATTTCTTCTTTTAGCGAATGGGCATCCCAAAGCGGCATGAAGATTCGATGTTTCTTGGTAGATATCACTCTCAATAACTCCAAAAGTCACTTTGTAGGAAGAAGAAGCTGGCACAACAACAATATCACCAACTTTCATTTCACGCGCAAAGCGAATCATCTGTGAGGCAGGATAACCAGTATTACGAATGCTATCTTTCCTGGCTTTCAACATCTCTTGCAGAATCTTTCTTGCTGGTCTCTCTTTTTGTGGAAGATGAGTCAAATCATCAACAAAAATTTCATTATAACCAATTGCTATGAAATTCTTATCAACATACTCATCGTAAAAATCGCCACCCATTGTTCTAACCAACCAATAGTTAGTCTCATCTTTAATAGACTTTACATCTTGCAATAATTTCTCAGCATTGAAATCTCCCATTCTTTATATATGGCGAATCCCTCACTATAGTGCGCCAACAGGAATGAATAAAACCTGAATCCGATTTTACGGATTACACTATGATAAGGGATCCATTTAAATCATTTTTTGGCGCTGCTAAAGTAACATATTTTTTATTAATAGCAAAAAAAACAAGAAAGTATTGACTTCCCTTTTTACAGCCATTGCATTATTTCTTTTATTAGACACCTATTACAAATCCTTGATTATCTCTTGAAAAACACTTCTATTATCTTTCAGTGTTGCTCCTTCTATTAATTTTGCATGTTCCTTATTAAGTAGTTTCTCTTGCAATAAATTATCAAACATATGATACTCTATATACAATTTTTCAGCTTTCGGAAATAACAGAGAGTTATAAAACAAAATAGCCAATTCCGAAGTAGATAACATTGAATGAATAAAAGAGAAATAGCCTTCAAAACGCCTATCTATCTCAGTACTTAGTTGTATCTCTTCCGCTTTGCCCATAATGTCTTTCAAACAAGCTTTTTTTTCTTTATCTAAAAACTTAACAATGTTATATAAATGACGAAAATAATGCCCTAATTGTTCTTGATAGGCAATAAAAACATGACCATAAATACATTTGCACATCAATTCTTCTGTATCTTTGTGCTGTGCTTTTTCCACTGTTTCTTTTTTGACCCTATAGCGGTAAGTTAAATATGAAAGATTATAACGATCAAACATATCTCTAATCTCTTGCACATAATCAAAGTTTGGATCATCTTCTTCAGATTCTCTCCGCAGATAATAATATTCCAGTTCCTGATCAACAGCTTCCTTATTCCAAGAATTATAATGTTCACGCCTATATACTTTATATAATAGGTGCATCTCATTCAATAAACGGTAGAAAAATTTATTAGCATCGTATTCGCCATTAGCTACTTGATAACTTGTTTTATTTCTAACAATACTATAAAATATTCCTTTCAATTCACTTTTCAGTTCTTGTTGTGTTCTTAATAATCCAAAATAAATATTCTCGAACTGTTGCTGTGACATTAGGCTTTTATTCTGTGCCATATCTTCTTGTTGAGCAATAAGCTGCTTGTTCTGCAATTTTAAAGCCGAAAAATATAGTAAAACTCCAGCTAATGCCCATATAGACCCAACCACTCCTCCAAAGAAGTCACCAATCTGTCCTGTTACCTCTATATCAGCATCAACAAGATTACCAAACATTTTATAACCACTGAGTGCCATGGTCAGAAAATAAACTAAAAAACAAATTATCCCAATTGAAACCATAGTCCAAGCTACCCTTTCAGCAGTTACCTCCTTTAAAATGTTTTTAATCAAAGTCTTATATTTCATATGCATAATGTTTTAATAATATGACTAACCTTTTTCTTATTTATTTTAATGGTATGAATTCGTTTGTATCATAATCCATAATCTTCTTATCAATAATAGCAGCATAGGCCGTTTTATTGACTAAGCCTCCTGAAGTATAGAATTGAATTTGCGATTGATTATAAAAATATTTTTTCCATGCCTTTTGCAATTGCGAAGTATTCATTTTTTCAGAGGTCAAAACACGAGTACCATTTGGATAAGCCTCCAATATCTGTAAAAATATACCGTCTATTTTTCCTATCATTCGTCGTGCCGTTGACACCTGTGCATCTATTTTACCTGCATCAGTCTTACGAATGGCCATTCCTTCTAAGCTATATCTCTTAGTTCTATCTGCAATTGTTCCACTTACATTTATTTTTAGGTTAACAATGCCATTGGCGTTATATGCATCCAGTTGCTTTAACACTTCATTATACAAAGCATCCAAAGATGGTTCCACATAGATATTATTTATCCACCCACCATCACTTATCGCGTATAAGCTGCCTATTGTCTCATAATCAAAACTTACAGAATTAGATTCTGTAACGAAGACTCCTTTTGATGTCAACGGTGAATAATCAAAGATTCCCGCAAAGGCATATGGAGCCGGTGGTGGTGGCAATGTAATACAAGATACTAAATTCAGGCTTAATATAGCCAATGTAAAGATTAAAGTAAATAGTTGTTTCATATTCAATATTTTATAGTGTTTAAAATCATAGTATAAAATCAAATCCTTTTGTCCGTTTGTAATGGATATTGCAAAGGTGTTATTTTTATTTCACATCTCCAATATAAAAACAAAAAAAGGCTTCCAACTCGTGGAAGCCCTTCTAATTGTCATTAAGACTTACGGTCTCGCGATAGACCGAGAAGTATCTTTCATTATGTCTCCAAGCTCGGATAAAGCTATGGATAATGTGTTTAGTTCATCAATTGTAAAATTAGCCGGTTTACCGTTAACTGCACTTCCATTAATCCGCTGATACAGCCATTGACGTGTTTTGCCAAAATAGTGCTGGGCAATATATGACATAGAAGCAAAAGGCAATACTTTTTCTAAGGTCTTTCTGATTTCTACAGTTTTTACAATAACCTGTGCTTCATCTATAGCCTGCCTGGCACCATCTCGGAACGCTTGTGCAAATACCTTTTTGTTTTCCGGTGAAAGTGTCTGCAAAAAGGCTCTAAAACGTTTTGTATGGTCCGCCAATTCCTCCGGAGTATTGCATGCTGCATATTCCGATTTCCATTTTTCCAATTCTTTCTGTACGTCCATAAGCCTAAAAAATTATATGTTAGAAAAAGTAGCCCCCTCAAGGAGGGCTACCGTTTTCATTCAGCTTGTCTTGAGCATCATTCAGATCATCGAGACAATCGTTGATGCCGTCTTCAAGCTCCTCATCGGAAATCCAGTCAGTACTCTGAATGTCATCCCAATAGAGGGAAAAGAAGCTGAGGTCTTTTTTCGCAGCTTCAATCCGAGCCTTTAGCTCTTCTTCTTCAGTCATA